CGAAGTCAAGTGGGGAAATTAAAGGACCGAATAACCTCTCATACTTTATCGATCGAAAAGAAAGGGATTGAAATTATAACCATTGCTAACCACTTAAATATATGGATGAATTCGAATGAGAAATGGGTTGTTCCTATTCAAGATCATGATCGCCGGTTCGTGGTGTTCGATGTAGATGATACTTATATCAATGATATCAAACATTTCAAGCGGATACAAGAGCAAATGGATAATGGGGGTTATCAGGCAATGCTCTATGATCTTTTGCACCTTCCATGGACTATGGAAGACTTGATTCAATCCCCTAAAACAGCGGCCGGTTTCGATCAGTATACTCGGGAAAATTCTCCTATAAAAAGATTTGTCCATAACCTTTTGGTCAGAGGTACTTTACACCCAATACATAAGGGCTGGAAGACATATGTTCTTAAAGATAAATTATATGAATATTTCGAGTCTTTTTGTAATCGACAAAGGTATAACTATAAGGATTCATATATAGATTTCAGTCGGGATTTGGGGAAATATTTACTTCATGAAAAAATAAGAAAAAGATTTGGTCCTCTGATTGATGGGGCTCGAGAGAGGATATATGCCATAAAAGTACCATCTCTTGAGGCTTGCCGGGAATATTTCTCTGAAGAGTATGATGTTGAATGGGAAGATCCCGACATTATTGATCGACTGTCCGATTCCGATCGTGAGATTGACTTATTGGACGATTACGAAATTCATCTAAAAGAACCCTTCTAAATGGTCGTGTCCCGACTGGCCCGCCCCCAAACTGAGTCTAAGATGTGGTATAAGGACAGGGTTTTTTCAATGATATCAATAATCTATCGAGGTCTGTCCCGACTGTCCTGCCTGTCCCGCCAGGGTATTTCTTTTGGTAGTTTTTGGTACGGTACGGCTAGCCGTATAATACTTTTCGATGAGTAAATTATTTAGCCGTAAAATGGTCATTTGATTACAACCCATTTTCAAGTCGGGACAGTTGGGACAGTTAAATAAATATATGATATTATTAAAAAAAGAACTGTCCAAATGCTGTCCCGACTCTGTCCCAATGTCCCGGGTTGTGGTATGGGTTGGACAACCTGGTAAAAAAGAGAGTTACAAAACAGTAAATAAATATTATTATATGGATATAAAATTATGAGGAATTATTTCTCAGTAAAATTATGAGGAATTATTTCTCAGTAAAATTATGAGGTTGTAGAGATGGGAATGTCATTTGCCGAAATAATGGAACAAAACACACCGGGAGTTATCAAGGAACTATGGGACAGTTCTCCCTTCCGGGATGACCCCGAATTCCTGGCTCTCACTGTGAAACAGCAGAAATTTATCATTGGTTATGGGCTCCGAGATTTAAGAGGTTGGACTTGGGGAGATTGTGCTAAGTTTGCTTCTCCGATTCCATTGACAAACGCTGGTGCTTCAGTCTCTGGGGGTCGATTGGCTCAGCATAAAAAAATCTTGCCATTCCTCCGCAAATGGGACCGAATCCTGGTAGAACGTTTTGCCCAAAGTGCCGACCGCATTTGGCAAGAAGAACAGTCAATTGCCTTTTCAGATATTGTTGATTACCTGGATGAAGAAGGAGGGATCGATCCAGCCAAATTGAAAGAACTTCCTCGGTCGATGACTGCTGCAATCAGCAGTATCGAAATTACTTACTTAGAGAATGGTAATAAAAGATGCAAACTTAAACTATGGGATAAGTCGGCTGCCCTTGGTCGATTGGAAAGAATGAAAAATATGAACGCTCCGGAGAAGGTTATTTTCGCTGGAGTACATGCTACTCTGGATAATGACATGGACCCCAAAGAAGCGGCTCAACGTTATTCAGAATTAATTCGGTCCGTAGGAGAATAACATGGAACAAGAGTTTTCTAAGAAGTTAATCAGGATGTTGGATAAGAAGCACTTAGAGTGTGGAGTTCTTCGTAATTTTCTCTGTGTGCAAAAGTTGGACCCCTCCATGGTTGCCTGCAATGATGCCATTATTGATCTTACCGAAAAACTCGGGGCTTTATATGAGATGAAGGAACTTCTAGCCCAACAGAAAGTTCTGGAAGGGGGTTCCGTTTGGCCCTCAGAAATTGTGGAATAAATGGATTTAATCACAGATGATATCTGGCCATATAATCCCTATACGGCTATTTTCAATGAAAGGATCCGTCGATTTAAAGCCTTATTGGCGGATCCTGTTCTTCAAAAAGGAGCCAAGGTCTATTATAAAGATCGACCTGTTGAATTCATCCTGGATTGGTGTATTACCTATGACCCTCGTAATACAACTTCTAATCTTTTACCTACTACTCTCCCCTTCATTCTATTTCCTCGACAAGTTGATTTAGTTGAGTTCCTTGTTGGTTGTCTTAATGATGTTGTCTGCGGATTAGTTGAGAAATCTCGGGATATGGGGGCTACTTGGGTTTGCTGTGCCTTTTCTGTTTGGTTGTTTCTATTCCACCCTGGTGCTGCTATTGGTTGGGGTTCCCGTAAAGAAATTTTTGTTGATCAATTAGGCAATCCTGATTCTATCTTTGAAAAGATCCGAATTATCCTTCGTTATATCCCAACTTTTCTTCTTCCATTGGGGTTTAATTACGATAAGCATTGTAACTACATGAAGGTGGTTAACCCTGAGACTGGTTCTACAATCACGGGGGAAGTCGGTAAAGATATTGGTCGTGGTGGTAGAAAATTAATTTATTTTAAGGATGAGTCTGCTCACTATGAACAACCGGAAAGGATAGAAGCAGCCTTGGGTGATAATACCAATATTCAGATTGACTTTTCTTCTGTTAATGGTCCCAATAACATCTTTTATCGTCGGCGGATGAGCGGTTATGTTTGGACTCCTGGGGATACGGAAATTCCTAAAGGGGTAACGAGGGTTTTTATCCTGGATTGGCGAGACCATCCACTGAAAACTCAAGAATGGTATGATTCTCGATTGCAAAAAGCTGAAAGGGAAGGTCTAGTAACACTATTCCGCCAGGAAGTTGACCGGGACTACTCCTCGGCTGTCGCTGGAACTTTGATTCAGGGTCATTGGGTTAAAGCAGCTATTGATGCTCATAAAAGGTTGGGGTTTGAAGCTGAAGGGAAAGAATACGCGGCCCTGGATCCTTTCGACGAAGGTGGGGATGCCCATTCTTTTATTGCAAGAAAGGGGTCGGTTGTGACTTTTGCTGATCAGTGGTATGTAGGGGATACAGGAGAAGCAACGAGAAGATCAATTGTTCATTGTAAGTTATTGAAGATAAAGAGTTTCCAGTACGATTGTATTGGGGTTGGTGCTGGGGTCAAGTCTGAAACTAATCGATTATTAGAGGCCGATCTTTTACCAAAAAATCTACATATTCAGAAGTGGAACGCTTCTAAAGGAGTTTTATATCCAGAGAAGCATATTATTGAAGGGGATAAAGAATCCCCCATAAATAAAGACTTCTTCAAGAATCTAAAAGCTCAAGGTTGGTGGTCAATTAGAAATAGATTTGAAAAAACATATAAAATGATTAACAAAGGTGAAATTTTCGATTATAATGAATTAATAAGTATTCCGTCTGATTTACCTTTTTTGGATCAACTTGTCAATGAGTTAAGTCAACCTACCTATGCCCCTGACGGTACGGGAAAGATTGTGATCAATAAAAAACCCCCCGGTACTCGTTCCCCGAACCTTGCTGATGCTTGTGTCATGGCAATGTTTCCCGCAGATTCTCATAAGAAAGTTTTAACGTGGTGATCCCATGCGACGAAGATCGAAAAAATATAATGTTTCCCAAAAAAAGACAACGGATGTCAGTACTTTACAACGGATGTTGCTTAATACTATTTTGACTTCCCGTTCCACTTATGGGGGGACCACTACTTTTGACGGGGCTCGGGATGTTTCAACGGCCCTTGGTTATCCTAGATTAGATGCTATCACTTATGCTGATTATTACTATAAATTTCGCCGGCATGATGTTGCTAACCGGATATTAAGTAAGCCCGTTGATGATTCTTGGTCGGAATCCCCGATCATTCATGCATGGGATGATCCGGAAGATACTTTTCGATATGCCTGGGATGACTTAGAGAAAAAACTTCATATCAACAGTATCTTGGCTCGGGCAGATTTGGTCTCCGGAATTGGAAGGTATGGTGTTCTTCTTTTAGGCTTCGATGATTCTGCAAACTTGAATGAGCCTATTGTAAGTGCTTCCAATCTCTTATATCTCCAACCATATTCTGAAGATAATGCCGCTATCAAAACCTTTGATACTGATCAAAAAAGTCCTCGATTCGGACAACCACTTATTTATGGACTTCGTATTGAAACTGCTCCGGGTACTAGTTCCTATGTTGAAACCCTTGTTCATTATTCTCGGATTATTCATATTGCTGATAATTTGGTCGAGTCTAATATATATGGTCTTCCCCGTTTGGAAAAAGTTTTTCATCGACTGCTTAACTTGGAACTTATAGTTGGTGGTTCTGCCGAAATGTTTTGGCAAGGTGCTTTCCCGGGGCTTGCTTTCATTATGGATGAAGACATCGACCCTACTTCTCCTACCGTTGCTGCTTTCCAGACAGAAATCGAAAACTACGTCCATAAGATGGAGAGGTATATGAAGCTCTCGGGGATGGATGTTAAGAATTTAGCCCCGACTGTTTCTGATCCAAAGAGTCATGTTGATGTGCAGATGACCATGATCTCTATTGCAAGCGGTATTCCAAAAAGGATCTTAGAAGGAAGTGAGAGAGGAGAATTGAGTTCGGACCAGGATGCAAAAGTCTGGGATAAGAAAATGGATCATAGACGGACCCATTTTAATGAACCAACTATCATTCGTCCTTTGATCGATAAATTAGGGGAAGTTGGGGTTTTGCAATTACCTGAAGATGGTTATGTGGTCGAGTGGCCTGATTTGTCTGCTCCTTCAGACAAGGATAAGTCTGAGATCGGTCGGATTCGGTCAGAAGCTATTGCAAAATACACGGCTTCCCCTGATACTCAATTGATCCTTTCTTTTAAAGCATTCTTGGAAGAAATTATGGAGTTACCCCCGGATAAAGTTGAACGTATTCTTGAGGCCTCCAAAGATATTATTCCTACTGAACCTGATGGTTCTGGGGATGATGAAACAGAAAATTTATAAAGGGTACAAGCAATGAAAACAAATAAGTTAGGTTGGGCTGGTGTATATACTTTGGTACATAAAGATATCAATGGAAAAGTCCTGAGTGTGGAAGAGGTACCAAATCTCATTACCAATGAAGGAAAAAACGCTGCTTTGAACTATGCTTTGGGTGGTGATACTGCTCCTGCTGCCTGGTACTTCAGGATTTATACATCTGGTTCTGCTGCTGCGGGGAATACCTATGCTACTCCGAACAGAACTGAATCATCGAACTACGATGAAGCAAATCGGCAAGCCTGGGATGAAGGTGCTGCTGGTTCTCAATCAATAACAAATGGTACTCCCGCAACAATTACGGCATCCACTGGCGGTATTACTGCTACTGGTATTGGTCTTGTTGGAAGTCCATCTGCCGCAGCAACGATTGACGACAAAGGTGATACCGCAACGGGAGATGGTGTTCTTTTTTCCGATAATGATATCACGAAGACTCTGGCCCAAGGGGAAACCCTGGATATCACCTACACGGTCAATGCGTAATGGGTTATCGGATTTACTACGCAGATGGGAGTACCTATTCTAGCCTCCCATCTGAAGCACCTGGCTTTGGAGTGATTGCTATCCTTCAAAAGGAGTGGGATAATCGTTATGTCATCATATACAGTGCTCCTTATTATATGATGGTAAAAGACGGGTATTGGGTTCCGGCTCATGAAAATGATATCATTGATTCCCTTGTCCATCGTTTAGGGGAAATAAAGGGGTTTTGTGTTGGTCAGATCGTAAGTAATAAGACATTTTCCGAAGTTTTTGAAAGGGTTAAGTTGGATCGTGCAGCAGAGAACTTGGATTAATACCCGGAGTGAATCAATCTGGGATCCTCAAAAGCGGCGATATGTGGAAACGTCCGCTGAAGGGTATTGGTACGAGGGACCTTTAGCCCTTGCCACTACTCCACCAACTCTACAAGCAAGCGATTGGGCTTTTTACAATGATGGAACACAAACCGGTTCTGTTAAAATAGGGAACTCCAATCAAAATCCTACTTTGACAACAGGGGTTACTTATTTTTTCCGACAGGGACTTGCTGAAACGTCAGGGAATACCTCTTCCAATACCAAAGCTCATTTATACTACAAGGTTAATTCGGGGTCTTGGGTTGCTGTTACTGCTTCTTCGGCTGTTGTTCAGTCGAAAGCGACCGCCAATATAACAGATGGGTCAAGCACTACCCAGCGAATAACATCTTTTACTTTTGATACAACCAATGAGGGATTCGATGAAGTAGATGGTATTGCTGGGGGCAATACTGCTGACTTAAATAATAATGGGATGGAGGTCTTATATTCATTCCAGATTATTAAAGGTTCATTGGTCATATCTGATACCATTTCCTTAAAGATTGTAAATACCAATGCGGCTGACGCTGATTTTAATAGTTACACCCAATCAGCCCCTGTTATTGCTTTAAATTTCCCCTCTCAATCGGTATCAGTTAGTGATTCTCTTACCATAACCAGCTCCTATCAAAACAATATAGGGCGATTTCTACCGGTTTCAAATACGCTTTCCCTTTCTGAAAGCCTTGTAACGATTTTAGCTAAAAAATCCATCATTTCTGACACCTTAACTTTAACGGATGAAATCGTCTCTGTAATTAGGAAGACAGCGACCATAATAGATAGTTTGTCCTGGTCGGAGTCTATCAACTCCATTGCCCATAAGCTTCAGGGGATGACTGATAATTATTCTTGGTCAGAAACTGTAAATCCAATCGCTCATAAAAACCAAGAAACCATTGATAGTTTGTCTTGGTCCGATTCAATTGCCCCCATAGCTCATAAAAACCAAGAAACCACCGATAGTTTTTCTTTGTCTGATACTCTTAATCCTATTGCCCATAAGATCCAAGAAACCATCGATAGTTTTTCTTTGTCTGATTCTCTTAGCTCTATTGCCCATAAGATCCAGACAATAATCGAGGGTTTGTCTTGGGTGGATCAGTTAAGCAGTTTGTCTCACAAGATCTTGGAGAGTACGGATTCCTTTTCTTTTATTGATTCCCTCGATCTGATTGTTACTCGGCTCTTGGATGTCACGGATGCCATTACTTTTACTGATGGGGTCCTTGTTAATCGTCATTTAGTTTCTACTCCTTCAGATGATTTCCTTCTTACCGACCAAGTTACTCCAAGAGCTCATTTATCCTTGGATATATCAAACTCCATGGGGTTTAATGATTCCGAAATAATCGATCTATCTCTTATTCAACAGGAAACCCTATCTTTATCGGAACAGTTATTATCGCTTCTATCTGCTTCTTCATCCCCTGTTGATGGTTTGTCTTTCGGGGAATCCCTGGTATCATTGGCCGGAAAGCTTGTTACGGTCCCCGATGTTTTGACCCTTGTTGAAAATTTGGATCTTCACCTTACCAAGTTTGTTTCCATTCTGGATAGTTTATCCTTGACGGAAGATGTATCAATCCCGGATTCTGGGCAAACAACTAATTTGAATAACTCTCTGCTTTTGACAGAAGACTTAGGAGTATTAGCAAATAAAGTTCTATCAGCAAACGATACTTTATTGCTGGCCGAAGAATTAAGCGCTATCCATTCCAGTTTAGTCAATTTGATCGATTCTTTTTCTTTGGTGGAAGATTTAGTAGCAGTAATCGGGAATGGTTCCGAGATAATTGATTCTTTTTCTTTTTCTGATAGTTTAATTGTTGATGTTCCTCATTTAGTTAACTTGATCGATACGATCTCTTTGATTGATGAGTTAAATGTTCTTGCTTCCCGTTTGGTATCCACGACAGATTCTTTTACTTTTACCGATCAATTTCTTAATACTTCCTTTGATTTTTCTGTGGATTTACATAGCCCTACCCATTCTTTGAATCGACAGGTTCTCAATTTTATGGTAAATATTTATTATAATCTTCATCGAATTGACCGGCAGTTATCTTTCATTTCTGACAAGACCATAAAAACTCCTAAATGGAATATATAAAAAATGAGCCGCCCCGAAATAATAACAGGTGACAATTCCTTGATAACGGTTAGATTATTAATTAATGGATCTGCCGTTTCTATCGATTCTGCTGATGCTGTGAAATCGGCCTTGGTATCCCTTAATCATAAGACCCGGTATACCGATGTAGTTGATCAGGATCCGGATGAAGAAGGGGCAAATTGGGGCTCCGGGATCGTTGCTATTTTGACTTCAGGATTGAGCACGGTTGATATAACTTATCAAGGCAATGCCTATCTGGAGATACAACATACCCCAGACGGTGGTAGTGCTGATTATACTTGGTTTCTCCCTGTAACAATTACTAAAGGTCAGGTGGAATAAGTGGGTGGTCCAATTTTTCTATTTATCAATGCAGTCGATCCTACACGGACCATAACGACCCGTCAACGGTTTGTTGCGGCTATGAGGTCGAAGTTTGCTCAACTGATGAAGGATATAAAGGAAGCACTCATCGATTTGGATGTATTGGCCCTTACTGAAACCAATCGGCTAATGTTCAATGCTGCAGGGTTGTCTGCTAAGCAGTTCAATTTCCCTCGATCTGACCAAAAGATTGAGGCCTTTGTTAATTGGTTACACGGGAAGAATAACGAGTACATTCTCAGCAATGCAAAGTCTGGAATACAGATTGTAAGGGATTCCCTGGTATCTTCTCCGACTGAAGCTCGAGACAGTTGGATGAAAACCTATATTGATTCTGCTTATCAACAAGGGATAAAAAGATCCCGGCAAGAATTAAAGAAACAGGGAGTTGAAATTGATGATGGTTCCTTGGGGGGAAATCCTATCCAAGTTGCTTTTAATTCAATGGTCCATGCTGATCGAGTTGGATTGATTTATACCAGAGCGTATTCTTCGCTTAAGTCCATTACCGGAGAAATGGAATCGGCTGTATCTGACGTATTGGCTATGGGGATGGCTGCCGGCAAACATCCTATTGAGTTGGCTAAATTGTTGGATAAGACAATTACCGGTCGAGGGGAAAGTTTAGAGATTACTGATAGTCTCGGAAGAAAAATTGACAGCCAACGAAGGGCCGAGGTATTGGCTAGGACTGAAACCATAAGAGCTCATCATTCCGCAAATATTGGGGAATACCGAGCAGCCGGGGTTATGGGTATAAAGATCCAGGTGGAGTATTTGACCGCTGGGGATGACCGAGTATGTAAGAGGTGTTCCCCCTTGGATAAGAAAATATTCTCAGTGGATGAAGCTGAAAATTTGATTCCTGTTCATCCTCAATGCAGATGTGTTGCATTGCCCCATATTCCAAAGGATAAAGAAGAACCTGTTATTGTAGATCCAGTGGTTAATATGATTAAAGACCCAACATGGAAGGACTATTATATCCAACAGAAGGCTTGATTCCTGGATTTTATGAAAAAACAAGAGGATATTCTAAAAACAGGTTCTTCTGGGGTAGAAGGATCTTATTCTCCCAAGTTTACTGAGATACTTCAAAAGAAATTTCAAACTTACTTCCCGAATGGGTTTAATGCTCTTCATCAATGGCAAGATGATACTAACTTTGATCACCCTATGTTTCTTCGGGCCGTTGCTACAGATATGGAAAAGACCCTTTCTTGGAATGATTTTTCTATTCGTTCCGGGTTTAATAATATTAGTTACTATAAAGAGTATAAACACTTCATCAAAGAGGGAGAATATATCCGTTTAAGAGCTTTCAATCAAGCTTATATGGAGTTCAATAATATTGAATCTGTAACTGTATACCGGGGGACCGATGGAAGGACAGGAAGACAATGGACCGGGATTTTAAGAGAATCAAAACCAAAATCTATTCCTTTTAAAGATCGGGGGTTGTCCGGATATAGTTCTGATTTGGGAATTGCTCAGGAATTCGCTTTAGGAGATGTTGACGGGGTGGTTATTCGGAAAAAAGTTCCTCGTTCTCATGTTATTGTCCATAAAGATTTAATGTCGGGGGTTACTCTATCCCATGTAAGGGAGAAAGAGTTTATTATTCTAGGCGGAGTTGAAAGAGTAAAGATCGAAGATATTGCTATGGAAGGCAAATTTTTCGATGAAGGATGGGAGAAATAAAATGATGATCCAAGTAGAAATCCCCCCTGTAGAAATAGTAAATGGGGAATTACAATTTAACTCTGATTGCAATGCAGCTGTGGATGATCCTATCAGGGCCGCCCGGATAAGTAAAAATAAGAAAAAGTTGCAGGAATTAGAAGACATCAAGTTGGTAAGAGAAATTGATGTAAAATAAAATTGAGGAAAGACAATGAAAGGACTGATCGATATTTCAAAATTAGAAAGTGACCCATCTTATAAAACATTCCTTAATAGTGGGGAAGAGTCGAAGATGATGTTAATATTGAGCGTAGGGGAGCAACTCAATCTTGTTTCCCAGCCCAGACGGCAGGGTAATATTGACTATCGAATATACCCTTGTGTCTTGTTGGTCGAGGGGGTTCATCATGGGGCTGGTTCTGAGCCGGTTTATTACTCCTCCTCTGTAATCAATGCAAGTACAATGGCATGGAACAACATGCCTGTTACTATTGGTCATCCCGTTAATCAAGTTGGGGAATACATCTTATGCAATAGTGACGGGGCTATCCGGGCTCAATGGGAGATTGGGACCGTCCGCAATGTTCGATTTGAAGGGGGTAAGCTTAAAGCTGATTTGTGGTTGAATGTCGCTCGGGCCAATTCCTTTAACCCCCAACTGCTTACTTTCCTCGATAACGGGGGACAACTTGATGTCTCCACCGGATTGTTAGCTCTCCAGGATAATGTGGCTGGATCTTGGAACAATGAAGAATATGCAGCCAAAGTATTAGAAATCATACCGGACCACCTGGCTCTTCTCCCCAATCAAAAAGGAGCTTGTAGTTGGGATGATGGTTGCGGAGTACGGGTCAATAAAGGAGTTGAACAAAAACCGAATCTTGTTTATATTTATAATGAACAAGAAATGGGGGTTAAACTCGAGAAAATCCGCCGTTATGTCGATGGGCTGGATATTCGGGATATCAAGAATGATTACATGACCCGACTAAATTATCTTAGGGCCGTTTATTCTGACTATTTTATTTACTCTCAGGATGATCGGCCTCAAGGACAACCCCGAACATCAATGTTATTGAAACAGGGGTATGGTTTCGATACATCCGATAATATTGTTCTGCAAGGGGAACCAATCGAAGTAGTGGAAGAAATCACCTATAAACAAAAGGCAGTTCAAACAAACAAAGAGGAGAATACCAACATGCCGACCGATGAAATGAAGTGCAAAGATGCAACAACCCCTGCGATGAAGAAAAAGTGTGGGGAGATGATGGTAAACGCCCTTATCTCCAATGAAAACACAGCATTTGTGGAAGCCGACCGGGAGTGGTTGCTTTCCCTGACTTCCCAGCAACAGGAAAAACTTGTCGCCAACATGGGCGCCCCCGAAGAAACCGAAACCATGAAGACCAATACTGCTATTCCGGCTGTCGGAACTGTAACTGTGACGGCGGACATCCCGAAAACCCCGGCCGAAATCCTCAATCAATTCCTTGCCGATGCTCCCGCCCCCATTCGCTCGGTTCTTAATGCTGGGATGAGGGAACTCGACCGGAAACGCGGCGAGATGATCGGACAAATCAAAGCCAACGAGCGAAATAAATTCAACGACGATCAGTTCAAGGATATGGATCTCTCTATGTTGGAATCCATCGTTTCCTTGCTTCCTGTCGCTACCGGCGTCGATTATTCCGGGCTCAATCCCGCGTCGACAAAGATTGTCAACAAGGACGATGGGGAAGAGCCTTATGTCCCCATGACCCTTTCGGAAAGTTTGGGTCAGAAAAAGTAATCTGATTTTTCGGTCTATAAAAATAATATAAAGAACAAGGAGAAGAAAAATGGCTTCAACGACCCCGAAAACAATTGTTCTCTCTGGATTGGGAATCCGGAAAGAAGCGATTGCAAATGCTACAATAACCCCTGGTCATCTCATCGAAAAAATGAGCACTGGGAAAGTCAGAAAACATGCCACCGCCGCCGGTAATGCTCAAAGAATGTTTGCAGTCGAGGATGATCTCCAGGGCAAGACCATTAGCGACGACTATGCCGCAGCATCCATCGTACAATACAATGTCATGGCTCGCGGGGAAGAGGTATTGGCGACAATCGCTGATGGTCAAACTATCGTGATTGGGGATCCTTTGGAGTCCGCCGGCGATGGTACCTTGCGCAAGCATGTTGCTGATATCGATGATAATGAGTCCGCCGATACCACTACCATCTATACCGAGTGCATTATCGGTTGGGCCATGGAAGCGATTGACCTGAGCGATTCTTCTGGTGCTGATCCGGCAAGTTCGCGGATAGCCGTTGAAATTGCATAAGCAAAACTGATTTTTGATCTAAAAATAAAATAGTTAGGAGGAAAAAATGAAGAAAGGAATGGACCAAGTTACCTTGGATTTTATCCAGAATGGTGCTGCCCAAGGACCGGTCGCTCAGAAGCTGCTGGCCAGCGGGATGAATATTAATGTATTGAAACCCTGGATCGGGACCAATGGACGCTCTTACATTACCATGAATGTGAATGGAGTTCCGACTGCTATCCCGATTGCCAATGCTGCAACTCTCCGAAAAGATGAGTGGAAGCAGCTGGATACCGCTATCCTGTTCGCGGCTCAACAGCGTCTTATCGGTGTTAAAGACCTGTATGCCCGGAACCTGGTATTTCGCCTGGGTAATGGTCTCGGGACCACCGTTCTTGAGTATGAGGACCTGAATGAGTTTACTGCGGCCGAATTGACGATGGACGCTATCACCCGGACTCGGAAGGATCGCCCGGAGTTTGACCTGAAATATTTGCCCTTGCCCATCGCCCATAAGGATTTCTCTTTCAACATTCGGACATTGACCGCTTCCCGTAATGGCGGTTCCAATCTTGACACCACGGCCGCGGCCATGGCCTCTCGCGTTGTTGCTGAGAAGATTGAGGATATGCTCTTTAACGGAGCTTCCAGCTATACCTATGGTGGGGGGACCATCTACGGCTATATCGACCATCCCAATAACAATGATGTCACTCTTTCATTGGCCTGGGATAATGCCAGCAAGACTGGGGAACAGATCGTTGATGATGTGAAGTCAATGAAACAAGCCTCCATCGATGCAATGCATCATGGCCCATGGGTTCTCTATGTGCCGACTGCATATGAGACCGTTCTGGATGATGATTTCAAAGCAGCCTCTGATAAAACTGTCCGCGCCCGGATCAAGTACAATCCGACCACCGGAGAAGGTATTTCAGGGATTGAAGAAATCAAAGTCGCCGATAAGCTCCCGGCAAATACGGTTGTCCTGGTCGAAATGAACTCCGAGACTGTTCGTATGGTTGAGGGTATGGCAATTACCACGGTGGAATGGCAAGAAGGCGGCGGTTTTACGACCAATTATAAGGTAATGACGATCATGGTTCCGCAGATTCGGGCGGATCAGAACGGCCATTGCGGAGTAACGGTACTGTCCTAAGCACCTGCCGGCAATTAAGTAATACAAAGAACGGCAGGTGCGATCTCTGCCGTTCTTTTTAACCAAGAGGTTTCGAGAATGGATATTACACGGAAATGGAAGAAGAAACCCAGTACGGGCCGGCATGTCTTTACTTTTAATGGGGTCCGTTTTTCGGCTGCTCCCGGTCAAGTGGTCGAATGTTCTGAACGATCCTTAGGGAAGCAAGCAAAAGACTACATGCTGTTGGGGCAAAGCTTAAAAGAAGTTGGGGAATCTTCCCAGAAGGAACTTTCTACGGTCCCTTTTATTATCACACCTAAAGGCGGGGGTTTTTATAATATAGTAAATCCCGATAACATGGACAAACCCTTTAATGACAAGCCCTTACGGAAAAAAGAGGCTTTGGAATTCTTTAACCAAATTTCCTATGTTCCGCCATCAGAAGAGATTATCGAAATGGCGGAAGAAACCAAGACCGTTCGGGAATCCCTTTTAGATATCCCCAAAGAACTACTGAATTTGGAGTGGGATGAATTGGTCTCTCTGATGGAAGAGGAGAAAATTATTGTCCGGCCGGAATATGATACCTCTGAGGATTTGCGGGAGGCCATAACGCTTTTCCGATTGAACAAAAGGTAACTATGCGGGATTTATGGACTATCCCTAAGATTTGGCCTAATTCTACCATCTTTATCATTGGGGGAGGGCCAAGTTTACTACAACAGGATTTAACTTTAATCCATAATAGAAGAGTAATCGGAGTAAATCAGGCCTATAAACTGGGATCATGGGTTGATATTTGTTGGTTTGGGGATAAATCCTGGTATAACGATCGAGCCGGCAAAGAGATTAAGTATTATAAAGGGTTAATCGTTACTTGTTCTACCCCAGAAGATAGGATCCATAAAAATCGAATCAATTACGTAGGGCGATCAAGGGAAAGAATCGATGGGATTGAATCAAAGAGCAGGAATCATGTTCGATGGAACCATAACTCGGGGGCTTCTGCTATAAATTTGGCTTATTGGTTGGGTGCATCAACAATTGTTCTTCTTGGATTTGATATGCAGATCCCAAATGATAGAAAAGACTACCAAGACCACTGGCATAATGACTACGGGGTCAAAATAAGTAAGACTACCGGAAAACTTTATGATCCTTATCGAAGGTTCATGGAGTGCTGGCCAAGGATTGCAAAGGATGCCAAGAGGTTGAGGTTACGGATAATAAATACAACCCCTGCTGGTGCTTTAAATCTATTTGAAAGAATGACTCTGGAGGAAGTATGCGAAACGCTTTGATCGATTTTGTAGGGTTCTCTATTACTTTAGGGTTATGTTGGATATTTGTTCAGATCTTATCGGCTTAGGGATTATATGTTATCTCTTATTTATGCCTATTACGAGAACCCGGAAATGTATCGACGACAAGTGGAGGAGTGGTCTCGATATTCAGAGAAAGTTAAGCAACAATTAACAATCTATGTTACCGATGATTGTTCTGTTAACTTTCCCCTTAGAAATATTCAAGAAAAACCCAAGGGAATAAAATTAAATCGATTCGAAATTTTAGAAAAAGTAAATTGGAATTGGCTTGCCTGTCGAAATATTGGAGCAAAATATTCAAAAAGAAAATGGTTATTATTAACAGACATGGACCATCTTATTACAGTTGGTGACATGGAAAGATTGATTCGGACAATTTCTAAAAATAATTTGAATGAAAAATTTGTTTACTTATTTGAGCGTGTCGATGCTCCTTTCAATATTCCCTATAAACCCCATAATGATTCTTTCATGATGACTAAGAATCTATACTGGAAGATCGGGGGTTATGATGAAGAACTTTCCGGGAATTATGGGACATCCGGCCGATATAGAGCAAGAGCATTTAAGGTCGCTGAAGGAAATAAAAGATTATCAATCCCTTTAGTACGATATCCCAGGGAAGTGATAGCAGATGCCAGTACCACTGGAATGATTCGGAAAGGTAAAGGACGTGATCCATTAGCACTTAAACGGATTGAAGACAAAAAGAAAGAAGAGGGAAGGGAGCACGAAATTAAACTCTTTTCTTTTCCTTATAGGGAGATTAAATAATGAAACCCGTCGTTAAAGTTCGATTTAGTAATGGTGCCGGAAATAATATATTCCAATATGTCTACGCTCGGCTATTATCGAACTCCATTGGGGGAGTTCTAAGTCATCCCGATTTACCGGTCTTGGGAATCAAGGGAAAATCTATCAAGTTCAATTCGGAGTACCCGGTTATTGAGATTAATGGTAGTTCGAAGAATCCTGTTAATTATCATCAAATATTAAAAGAAAAAAGGATGGTAAATTATGATCTCAAGATTTATCCGGAGGATTTCACTTTATATACTCCCATATTGGGAGAAATCCGTTCATGGTTTTCTGATGTCCCTCGCGACAATACTTTGGATCTTGTGTTTCATCTGCGTCTTGGGGATCGTCTCATTATGTCGTCTACTTACAAAGAAGAGAATTTCGTAAGCATACAGGAATTCAGAGAAACCATTGATTCTTTCGATTTTAGAAGATTACATATTGTCACTGATATGCCTGTTTGGAGACCAATCTTTGCCGGGGATGTCGATAGCATGGTATTCCATCGAGGGGTAAAACCTGAAAGTCGGATTGATTCTGAAACGGCAGCCAGTTACTTCAATACCCTTTATGATGGATTGATGACTTATAACCCAGTTGTTCGGGTAGGAAATTCTGTTCAATCTGACTTTGATTATATGAGGAAATTCGACAAGATTCTTTTTCAACATGGGACACTAAGTTGGTGGGCTGCTGCCTTGAGTTTTGCTACTGATGTAGCACTTTTAGGGAGATGGCGGGGATCAAAGAATATAAATTTAGGTTGGACCGATTTACTCGGCTGGCGGCAATGGGGAAGATCGACAGCCCCCAGTCACGAATTGAAGGATCGACACCTGGCCCAACTTGCAAAACAACATGGATTGAGAACCTTTGTTGAAACAGGGACCAGGGGAGGGGCAGCCTTGGAGGCTTTATCCACTCATTTTGATAAAATGTACTCGGTCGAATTAGTGGAAAGTGCTTACCAAAAAGTAAAGACAAAACTTCGAAACCATAAGCATATCAAACTTTACCAGGGAGATAGCGCGAAAGTCCTCCCAGAGATAATGAAGGAAATAAAAGACCCAACTTTGTTTTGGTTGGATGCCCATGATGGAAGAAAACATACCCCTATTTTGGAGGAAATCAAGAGTATCCTTCCAACAAAACTTCATCATGTAATTGCTATTGATGATCTCCGCTATTTTGGTACAGAAAAAGCCTACCCATCAGTGGAGGAAGTTACTGATTTAGTGAAGCAACTTCAACCCTCGGCCCATATCAGTTTTAAATTCGATTCGATAAGGATTATGTTATGAAAAAGAATCCTCATAAGAAATACTCGCTTTATAATCCGGATAATGGTTCTGTAGCTAGAATTAAAGCTACATATCTTGAAGAAGGTCATACCCCGACTATCTGTGGAGAGCATATTGTTCTGGCCAATTTGGTTGATGAATTAATTACTGATAATCCAGAGATTAGAAGACGTTTGCTCGAAAAGATTGATATCGTTTACGATATGGGTAAACGGATGGGAATGAAACTCGTAGAATATCATAATGCTTCTGGAAAGGGTGGTGGTTGGCGTGAAGGATATTAACCCTGTACTCGATCCCTATAAGACAAGTATCTTTGATGAAGACGGAAAGCTTTTGCCTGTTCTTCCCAAGTTCCTTGAACCGAATTTAATCAATAAAATCTGTGTCCAAAATATCATCCTTGCTAATTTTATAAACAATCACCCGGTAATGGATCAAGAAACTAAAGATGAGATCCTGAAGCAATTGGATGCTATTTATAAGAGTGGGAAGAGGATGCATTTAGGGATCGTTAAATATAAAATGAGGATAAAGGAAGAGAAAAATGATCCAGTACAAAAAGTTCAAGGATTATCAAGCTTATATTGAGAAACAAGGGGGGAAAATCTCTTTTAGTTTGGACAAAATAAAAGAGAAAAATCCCCAACGAATTTCTAAATTTGAATCGATCTTTTCCAAAGTAAAATCCGATTTGAATAAAGGAAGTATATTGTGCTTAGGTGCAAGAACGGGCTGTGAAGTAGTAGCCGCAAGAAAATTAGGGTTTAAAAACTCATTAGGAGTTGATCTTCATCCGGTTGGCGATTTGGTTGTTAAGGGAGATTGGCATAAATTGCTTTTAGGAGTCAGTACTTTTGATAATGCTTTTTGCAATTCTCTCGACCATTGCTATGACCTTCCTGCTTTATGTCAGGAATTAAAAAGTGTTTTGAAACCAAGTGGGATATTTTATTTCATGGTAATGAAGAAAATGGCCCTTTGTACTGTAGTCGGAAGCATCGAAGACCGAATGGCCTCTAGAGCTTATGATTCAATGTTTTGGGACACTTCTCAGGATATAATTGATGAACTCATTTCCCACGGCTTCGAGTTGAAGAAGCAATGGTCAGATACTAAATGGTTTAATTGTATACTCCGGAATACCAAATGATAAGCATTGTCTGTTGGAAATGGGATCCTATAGACGGAGTCCCAACGACAAAGAAGAATCAGAAATATAGTTCGAAGCATGTCAATGCTTTATATGAAATGATTCTTAAGAATGTTACGGTTCCTTTCCGGTTTATCTGCGTTACTGATGATCCGGCAGGGATAATTCCTGAGGTCGAGATTATCCCCTTATGGGAGGAGTTTCGAAGTAAAGGTGGTTGTTTTGTCCGACTTGTCTGTTTTAAAAAAGACTTTGCTTTATTTGGAGAAAGATTTTGGTCGATTGATCTGGATTGTGTAATCATTGGTAATATTGACCATCTCTTAACCCGACAGGAAAACTTCCTGATTTGGGCTCCTGAAAGGTCTCGGATTAGTAAGCGAGTTACCCCTTATTGTGGGAGTATGTTCATGCTGAAAGCCGGAAGCCATCCCGAAGTTTATGAGCACTTTCGGCCCGGATCCTTTACCGTTAATAGGCATAATCAGTACTTAGGGGGAACGGATCAAAAACAGATTGCAAAGATGATCCAGGATGGAAAGACTATTGGACAAACTGAGGGGATTTATAATTTTATCCCTGATATATCCATCCATGATAAAGTCCCTGAAAATGCTTGTATCTTGTTCTTTAATGGAAAATTTCTCCCTGATAGTATTGGGATCTTGCGGGAGTTCCCGTGGATCGCTGACCATTACTCCCTCGCGGGTACGGGGGTTGATCGATATCGAAGGCATACAGAAGAGGATTTACTCAGAAGAGAAAGAGTAGCAGCAAATAGACAGTTAAAAAGGTTGGGAATAAATACCAAAAAAGAAACAGTTAAAATTCCCAAAATTGCAGTAGAGAGGTCCATTAATTTTATTCTGTATTGGTGGGGAGAATGGCCTAATGATAACGAAAAACTTGGAGTTACTTATATTAAAAGATTGGCGAAAGCTATTTCGAATAATGTATCCCCAAATCAAAGATATAAAATCATTTTGTTCACGGATAAAGAAAGCCTCCAAATAGAAAATATTGAGACAAGGGCTTTAAGGGTTCCGGTTGATCTGAAATGGAATCTGAAAAAAATGTTCATGTACTCAAAAGAGGCAGAACTGGAAGGTTATTCTATCTGTTTCGATTTAGATACCGTAATCACCGGAAACTTAGACCCATTAATTAAAGCAACTTTCAAAAACAGAAAAGCCCTTATTACTTGTCAGGCCGTATATAAACCCAGTTGTATCGGTGGAAGCATCATAGGATTTAATTCAACTTCTGAAGTGGAAAGACTATTATGGGATCCTTTATTGAAGAATCGAAGCAGTATCGAGTCTGAAACGAAAGGATCCGAACGGTTATATTTCAGGAAAATCTTAGGAAATAGAAAAGTCCAGTTCTGGGAGGATGTTATTCCTGGAGCTGTTTTATCATATAAAAGGGACTGTAAGTCAGGATTACCACCTGGTTCCTCGATTGTTCGATTTCATGGCAACCCTCGCCCTCATGAAGTAAAAGATACATGGGTGAAAAAATTCTGGATAGGAGAATAAAATGTTTGATCCGATTATTATTACTGGTGCGGCTCGTTCAGGAACTTCAATGACTGCGGGAATGATTAATATCTGTGGAGCATTTGGCGGAGATATGTTCGGTCCCAATCAGTTCAATGAGAAAGGGATGTTCGAAAATAGGGAGATTAGACAGGAGATCGTAAAACCCTATTTGAAGAAGATTGGGGTTGATCCCTTGGGACAAAACCCTTTACCCAACAATCGGCAGATTTTTGAGGTCTCCCCGAAACAGATTGAGACCTGGCGGAAGTTAATCACGGAATCCATGATCAGACAAGGATATAAAGATGGTCCTTGGTTCTACAAAGGAGCGAAATGCTGCCTTGTTTGGTATTTATGGCACAAGGCCTTTCCTGCTGCTAAATGGATCATTGTTCGACGGGAAGATAAGGACATCGCTAGGAGTTGTTTAAAGACCCGTTTTATGCGAGCCTTCCGAGATGAACAGGGTTGGCTGAATTGGGTACAGGAGCATAAAAAGAGATTCGCTGAGATGCATATGGCTGAATTAAGCATTTTTGAATTCTGGCCTTCTGAAATCGTCAAAGGGGATTTCTCAACTGCTAAGGAAATGATGGGGTTTTTAGGATTACCATGGGAGGAGAAATTGTGTCGTTCCTTCATTGATCCTGCCCTTTACGCTAAATTATAAGAGGTTTCGAAATGGCAAATCGAGTTACAAGCGATGAAGTTCTTGAGATTATTGAGACTTCTTTAACAGAAATAGATGTCTTCATTACAACAGCGAATTTACTTGTAACTGGGTATCTTACAGGGAAAGGTCTATCTGATGCAACTTTAAAAGAGATTGAGAAGTATGTTTCAGCCCATATCCTTTCCTTGCGGGATCCTCGAACGAAGTCAGTAGGAGTTGATGTCCTCTCCGAATCATATCAAGGTCAGTGGGGGATGGGATTGAATGGAACATCTTATGGACAGACGGCCATATTGCTCGACACCAGCGGAACGCTGGGGGTATTGGCGAAAAATGGGGTAATTCGATCAGGTTCCTTCTCAGTTATTGGATGGCATGACTAATGAATCTTCAAAAATTCCTAAATCAAACAGCCGTTTATTGGGCAAATCCTGTTCCTGATGGATTAGGCGGGTATACTTACGATGATCCGGAAGAAGTCAAAGTAAGATGGACTGATAAACAGGAAAGATTCTTTTCTTCCGAATCCAATACTCAAAATGGAGTGGAGGAACTTCTTTCAAATTCTTTTGTTTTAGCCGAATCGGACTTTGATATTAATGGTCGGATGTTTTTAGGATCCTTGATCGACTTGGAAAGTGATAACCTCCCCAGCACTGTCAATGCTTTAACAATCAAATTATTCGAGAAGATCCCTACTATATCCGCTACTCAATTCTTGAGAAAGGTCTATTTGGTATGAGCCCCCAACTAGAAGGATTAAATGAAGTTCTGAAACGATTAAATAAAACTATCGCTGATATTGAACTTCATACAAAAGAGGGATTAACAGAGGCCGCTTTGGTTGTGAAAGCTGATTCGGTTCGGGGAACTCCTGTCGATTATGGGAATCTTCGATCAAGTGCTTTCATTATGATAACCGATAATCCTGCTGACAATCAAAGCCCAAGTTTTAAGGGACCAGAAGCCGGTCAAGCTCAATCTGATCATTCTAAAGGAATTTCAGAAGCAAAAGGTATTGTAAATACGGGGAAAAATCAGTATAATGCAATTGTGGGGTATACAGCCCGGTATGCCTTTTGGGTTCATGAAATGCCTATGATTCATGCGGGGGAACCTCGCCCAGCAAGAAAAGGGAATAAGAAAAGAGGAACATTCTGGCAAGGTGGAGGAAATAAGTTCCTTTTGAAATCTTTGATGAAGAACAAAAGCAGGATACTCCAAATATTGATTAAGTGGGCAAAAATAAAATGAATCCAGCATCAATTGACTTTAAAGATTATTTATTGGCTTATTCAGAATTATCCTCCGCCGAGATAGATTTTACTTTGGGGACTAACTTATTCGTTGGGATTCTTCCTGATTCTTCCTCTGGTATTTGTACTTGTCTATTTGAATCGCCCGGAATGACCCCTGATCCCAATGATATTAGACGACCCTCCATTCAAGTTCTGACGAGGGGTATTGCTGGAGGATATAATTCAGCCTATTTGGAAATTGAAACCATCTGTAATCTGTTCCATGAATTAACAAACGAAACTATTAACAGTACCCGCTATATCCAAGTTAGGAAAACGGGTGACATAGCCCATGTCGGGGATGATGCAAAGGGTAGACCAATATTCAGTTGTACGCTAAGCGCAATGCGCACATGATAAAATCCTAATAAAGAGGAGAGTTCGAAATGGCATCAGATGCAATCAGTGGTGTAGGGACAATTTTCAAGCGGTCGGACATGGAAAGCAGCCCGACATTTAATGCAATTGCAGAAATCAACAGCGTTCAGGGCCCAGATAAAAGTCGGGCCGTAATTGACGTTACTCATCTTGGAAGTACCGGTGGATACCGGGAATTTATCGCTGCTTTCCGGGATGGTGGTCAGGTGGTTCTCGAAATGAACTATACTCGGGATGGATACCTTGATATGAATGATGACTTCGAGATCGATACCAAAGTCGACTACCAGATTGTTCTCCCCGATACCGGGAATACGACCCTTGAGTTCTCAGGGCTTGTTGTCAACTTGGGACTTGGTATCCCCCTGGATAATAAAATCACGGCGCCGGCAACGATTAAAATCAGTGGTCCCGTGACGATTACCTCTTAATCTTTATCTAACCAGCAGTACATAAAACCAATTAGTGGAGAAAACAAATGGAAACCCAACCAATGAAAGTACTGACAAAAAAAGATATCCTCCGAGTTACCGAGCTGAAAAGACAGATGGTTGATGTCCCTGAATGGGGAGGAGCCGTTTGTGTCCAGGAAATGACCGGAGAAGCCCGCGCCGAGTACGATAAGTGGCTCGTTGAAAAAGGGAATGTCGGGGGAATGAGGGTCAGAGTCTTAATCGCAACGGTCGTTGATCCGGAAACAGGGAAACCCCTATTCTCGGAGATTGATATCCCGGACCTGCTCTCCAAGTCCTCCCTGGCAATTGAAAGAATCTCTGATATCGGTGGGGATCTTTCCGGTTTATCCAAGAAAAAAGAGGATGAACAAATAAAAAACTTAGAAACAGCCCTGAACGTCGGTTCGCTTTCCGACTTTGTAAAGAGTTAGGATACGCTCATCCGGATTATTTGTTCCAACATCTCACTTCTAGTCAATTCTCTGAGTGGATGTCTTATGAGAAGTTGGAACCATTCGGGGCTGGTCATGAAAGAAATTTAGCAAATTGGTTGTGCATGACAATCGCTAATTTCTCCGATTTAATGATAAAAGGGGATGATGGGAAGAGAAAGTTATGGGAACCTTCAGACTTCATTCCGAATCCTGTGGAAGAACCAAAAAAAGTAGAGATAAAGAAAAAACAAAGTACTGAGGAATTAAAGACGGCTTTGTTGGGAATTGCTTATAATAGCAAGCGTATCGAAGAAAAGAAAAAGAAGATTGCAGAACGGGCCGAACGGAAAGCAAAAGCACGGAGAGAACGAAAATGATTGATTTAGGTTCAATGTATACCAGGATTCAGGCTGATACTTCACAACTTCATAAAGCCGAGAGTGATATCAAGTCGTTTGCTGGACGTGCCGCTACTCTATTCGCTAGTATATATTCGGTTCAGCAAGCTGCTAATTTTGTAAAAACAGTTACGTTTGCCACTGCCCGGTTTGACACTATGGGCATAGTAATGAATCGTGTTGGTAATAATGCCGGTTTTTCTACGAGTCAGATGGAAAAGTATGAAATGGCTTTGCGGAAAACCGGCATTTCCATGACTGCTGCTCGGGAAACAATGTCAAGAATGGCATTGGCTCAAATTGATTTGACGAAAAGTACAGAATTGGCTACGATTGCTCAAGGTGCCGCAATTATTGCAGATATCAATTCTTCAGAAGCATTTGAAAGAATGATTCATGGTATTCAATCAGGCGAAACCGAGGTACTAAAAACGATTGGAATTAATGTTGATTTTCAAGCCTCTTATAAAAAACTTGCTGATCAATTAGGGGTAAATGTCAAGCTGCTTACCCAACAGGAGAAAGTACAGGCAAGGACAAATGCTGTTTTAGCGCAAACTCCAAAATTTTTAGGAATCTATTCTGATGCAATGGATTCTCCAATGAAAAAGTTCAATACCTTAACAGGAAGATTAATCCCTGATTTTGAGGTTGCACTTGGGAGACTTTTTCAACCTGCTTTTGGGACTGCCGTTGACGTAGCAACTGCTAAATTAAAAGAATTTCAGGCTCAATTAGATGATAAAACTTTAAAGGAATGGGGAGAAAACATAAATATTGCTGTAAAGTTCGTTGCTGAATATGGTGGTTCTATCGTTGAATTAACAGGATTCTTACTTGCTGCAAAAGGTGCTCAGTTATTACTTAATGCTGCTGTAAGTGCAAATCCATATGTTATGGCTGCGGGCGCTTTGGTAATTCTGAATAAGGAACTTGAAACTTATAATATGAATTTGGGAAGTCTTCCTAAATCATATAATGCTTTTGTCCAGTCACTTAATGCAATGATAACTGGGAGAAAACAATTTTATGATCCCAAAACAGGAAAAATTACTTTAGAAGTATTAAGTGAAGAAGAAAAAGGGATGAGAAGAATCGCCCAGTTACAAAAAGAACTGAGTGAAGGAAAGAAGTGGTATGATGGAGGGCTGTTAGGAAAATCACAAAGATTCGATAAGATCAAAAAAGAAATTAAAGAAATACAGGAAGCCCTGGAAGAAGCACCAGGGAATAAACGATTAGAAGAAGCATTAAAAGCCGCGGAGGAACGGGCAAAAATTATTAAACCTGTTCCTGAAGAAAGACCCAAAGATGAAGACGCAAAAGGCCGTGCTGAGAACTGGAACGCTGTTCTTAATGCTCAAATTGCTTACCTGAACGCCGCTGAAGAAAGAAAGATGGCGACCATTCTTGCTTCAAATGCTTTAGAGCAAGAAGCAAATCAGAGTAATTATGATTTAGGGCTTTCCGATTATTCAACTTACTTAGAAAAGAAACAGGAATTAACAGAATCAGCCCTTCAAACCAATTTAGAGGCAAAACAGAGAGAACTAGCTACAGCGGAAGCAGCTCTTGGTAAATTGACTCCATCCGTTGGAAAAGAAGGACAACCTCGGGCTGATAAAGATGCTCAAGCTGAATTCCAGGCAATGCAACGAATCGAGGAAGCAAAACGGGGAGTGATCGAAGCTGAAAATGATTTGGCTAAAGCAAGGAATCAAGGGTTAGTTGAAACTATTCAAGGGAATAAGGAGGTTAAAAATAGTTATAAACAAATAGAAATCCAACTATTACAAATGCAGGGAAAACCAATTGAGGCCGCGAAACTTCAGGCTCAAATGGATGAAGAATCCATTGAGCGTAGACGATTGATCGAGGCCGCTATTAATAAAGTATCCGGAGCACAAGAAGCACTTGACAATTTAAGGAAACAATCAGCGATAGAAATACGTAATTTAGAGTTAGATGAACTTACAAAAAAAGGGCAAGCTCAACAAGGAATTGCTGATATAAATAATGAATTCCAAAAATCGAGAGAGATCCAAATCCAACTCCTGGATATTGAAATTAAAAGAGCAGAACTGAATGGGGATCTAAAAGAACAAATCGATTTATTAAAAGAACAAAAGGAAGCTTTGGAGGATTTACAAACCCCACTCGGAGCTTTTACCAAAGGTTGGGAAGATGCTACGGCAAGTTGGCGTGATCAATCTCAAATAATGCAGGATGTAGCGAAAGAAACTGCCCAGGCTATGCAATCATCCTTCACTGATTTCTTTTTTGATCTTCTTGAAGGGAAATTAAAAACCTTAGGTGATTATGCCCGATCATTCCTCCGAGCTATCAACCAAGAAATTGCTAGTACTCTTGCGAAAATGGTTGTCGGGAACATGGGGAGTGGAAGCGGAAGTATAACCAGTGGTATCATCGGGGGGATCCTCGGGATATTTGGAGCAGTTAGCGGTAGTGGTTCGACCTCTACAGCTTCGACCTCTACAGCTTCGACATCTTCCTCGGGAGCTGGATTAGCGAACACATCCAGCATGAACTGGGGAGGTCGTCATTCGGGCGGATTAGTAGGAACGGATAAACCGACATTCCAAAGAGAGTTACCTCCAGGTTCTCATTTAGGTGTTCCCCGGCTTCATGAAGGGTTACAAATGGGGGAATTTAAAACCATTTTGAAAAGAGATGAGATGGTTTTAACTAAACAACAACAAGATACTTTAGTTGAGCAGTTTAATCAATTTCGTCGGTTATTCGATCCAAGTAAAGAAGGTAATCAACAATCCTTTGAAGCTCCGAAACAATCTGACTGGGGGAAATCCAAGGTTGATGATCAACAACAATCTTTTGAGAATTCTAAAAGGGAAAGGATCCTTTTAGATGGTAGTCAACAAAAGGACTTAATTAACTTATTAATTAGATATCGTCGCCCTTGGTCGAATGAAGAAGATAAACAAAAATTACTCGAGGCTTTAAATAATTTAGAAAATAATAAGAAGGAAGTTCAACCCGGAATCGAGAATCAACTACCCTTCAGAGCTATAAATCGATTAGAACCGGATACTAATTCTGATCAAGGGAAATCTAAAATTGAGAATAGACGGTTATTCGAAACTTTCAGTCGATTGGAACCAGATGCCCGTTCGGAGCGAAGACAATCAAAAGGTGATATTTCTGTAAATGTCCCAATTAATATTCAGGGAAACCAGGAGGTTTCCCGTCAGTTATCAGCAGATTTGAAACGTAAAATAGAGCGGGTTGTTGTGGAAACTCTTAAGGAGCACTCATAATGGCTAAAATGACCTTGGGTGGATATACATTCACCGATAATCCTTCCGAAGTTTCTGATTTAATGACTCCAGTACGGCATACTGCTGTTGTTAAGACTTATACCTCTATCGCTTTCTTTTCCTGGGGTAGTTCTATGATTGGAAAGGAAATAACACTTCGATGGTTGGGTATGACCACTGATCAGTACGAAGTACATGAAGCTCAGTTGGTAAATGATGTTCCTATCTCTTTCGACCCCCAAGATGGAAGTAGTCAATCCTTCACTGTTGAAGTCCGGAGGTTATCCGGTAAAATGGTTCTAACAACAAATGGAGAACATAGGGTCGATGTCGAAATGGATCTTTTATTTTTAAGTGAAGGAGCCTAAAATGGCCTTGTCGCTTTCTGCCCCATTACTTTCTGCTCAGACTGCTGTTAGTCGACGACCCATAATGACGATGAGTTCCGGCCGATTGGGAGTGGATTTCCCCCTGGTTGGGAAACCTTTCGCAAATACAGAATTGGATACTCAAGCATATTCTTTTGCAACCTTTTTAAATGATGGTCGGCTTGCAGCATTTTATGTAAGTGTTGATGATCAAACGGGAGGGGATGACCTTCGTTATCTTGTGACAGATACAGGAGTAACTACTTTTGGAAATTATGTTGTAGTTGATTCCAATGGTACTTATTCTTATGAGTATATTGATGGGGTTGTCCAGAGTATCACAAGTAATATACTTCTTGCTACTCAATACGGGACTGATGCCTTAATGATGTATAGGGTTTCTCCCGCGGGAGTAAAATTAGGATCAACTCAAATAGCAGTTACGGGATTATTAGGGGTGACAGTTGCAAAAACAGATACAGGGTACGCAGCCATATATCTTAAATTAGTTGGGGCTGTTTATTCTTTTAATCTGATTACATCCTCCGATTTTATTACATGGTCCGCTCCTACGGTCCTGTCAATTGTAAATGGTTCTCTATATTTCGATGATTCGGTCCCGATAAAGCATCCAAAACTTTATCGGCTTGCTGATACTACTTATATTTTGGTTTTCTCCTATGCTTCCTTGGTAGATGATGATTCTATAATTTACAACCTTGGATATTCAACTTCGGCTGACTTATCTATTTGGGCGGATATGCTTCCTATAACAGCAAACCAAGACATTTATAAAGATTATGTGTTTCCCGATTTGATTCAAAGAAATGATGGAAGTATCTTCCTTGTTGCCGAGGAAGATAATATCTACCTTCAAATGGATAATACTGTTTTTGGTTGGGATGGTAATAGATTGTTTACTCCAAGTAATATATTTGTCGATGATGCTGGGGGAAAACTCTATATAACGGCTACAGGGTCATTGAATATTTTAAGTGCTTTCGTTCAGATTGATCTGGCTACCTGGACGATCGATAAAATGTTTAATGATGTAACTACTCCACCTGTACCTCCAATCTTTTTTTCTGGAGCTTTGCTTGTCCCTCCTGATGCTTGTTTAAATGCCGTTGATTATGCCTGTTCTTTTGTGGATGGCCGATTAATTGCTTGCGTTGCTAAATTTTCTACAGATACTATTACGGGTTATTATTTTGAAGATTATTCCGTTGAATTCGGTTCTTCCGCTGCGCAGAATGTGACCCATGATATTTATGGTACAGAGTTTCATAATGGATGGGGAGGATGGGCCGTTCGTAATACAGCAATAATTGATGATAAGTTATATATTGCTTTTCATAATACCCATATCTATTCTTCTCATCAAGTATTGATTGGTTATTTAGATTTAACGGATGCTGTTGCTCCTTTCCTTTTTACGATTGTTGGTGCTTATGGTGGGCAGGGGGAAGAGGAAGATTCAATAAAAATCATTTATCCCAGAGTTAAATTTTACCCTGACGATGATGTCGCTATTATATCAAGCAGTTGGTCCGGCGTTCATCCTCTTCTATCTGTTCAATTCTGTACGATGAGTTTATCCACAGGAGGAGTTATTTCCTATAATCGCCCATCATATATCAATTTTCCTTATCTTGGATTTTCTGAAGCAGTTTATATTGATGGGATTGTCTATGGAGTTACTTCATATGATTCCACTTTATTTGATGAAGCTAACAAGTGGGGTCTTTGTGAATTAGACACTGCGGACGGTCATACCGAATATCACTATCCTCCTTGGGAAACAGCTCCGGGTAATACCATGTGGGATATGGTTGTCAATGAAGCAACTTATGAAATAATGATTCGAACAACTCATGGAGTGAATATTTTTAATTATGTAGCAAAAACATGGACCAGGGTTGATAATGAGATTCTGGACGAAATGCCTCCGGACTCCAGTATTAGGGCTGTTGCTTATAGTCCGACTTTAGATGTTTTTTTCTATGGCGATAATAATGCTCTTTATTATGTCCCCCGTAGTGGATCAATTCAGAAAGTAAAATACATGATTGGCACTTTTGGAGTATCGGAATGGGGATTTGAAGCTGCTGAACTCCTGGCCATTGGAAACTTTAACCAAAACCCTTGTGTAATTAAGCGATCTGATGGCTTATTATATTTCACATGGACGAACGTCTCTGGCTCCTATGATACAATTTATTGGGATCGTCAGGAGGCGTTTATAACACTTGATGATTATATTGTTGGGGAGATAACCACACATTTTAATGCTGAGGGTGATCCCAATAAATTAAAATTTACTGTTTCTCATGGACATCTTTTTGATCCCCATAATGATAACTCTCTTCTCCGCCCATTCGTTGAAAAGGGGAAACAGATTCAACTTCAATATGGAGAAACCGTGGATGATGTCAATTATTGGGCTTATCAGGGATTGTTTACAATCACAGGTCAACGGGTTTCTTATGAAAGAGACGTTTATCCAATAATGGAGATTACAGCAGAAGATATTCGTTCTCTCTGGGCAATAAATCAAGTTGCTTCTGCAAATTTGACTTTAAGAAGTCCCGAGGAAGGGTTGGTTGATATTTTGACGGAAGAAACTGAACTTGCCGCAGAGGATATAACCGTTCCAGGGATGCCCTTGAGCTTTGAGTTCGATGCTCAATGGATTAATGCTTATTTGCAGGATATTATCGATGATATTAGCCATCGATTCCAGCATTTTTGTATCATTGATATGCAAGGTCAAGTTGTTTTTCGGCCATTTAATTTTGATGCATCTTCTGTCAATAATCATTACCCTGCGCAGACAATTAGGTTCGAACTTGATGACTCCTACTCTGATTTAACAAACCGCTATACAGTTACGGGACAATCTCAATATGATTTTCAAACGCTTTACGAAGAGGAAAGGGTTGGGAGTTTAAATGGAACTGTCGGTTGGTATGGATTCAAGAAAGATTTTACTATTTACTATTCAGAGGATAAATCGAGAAGATGTCAATACCCCCGTTTAGAAATTATTGAAACATCGACATCTATCCTGTTTAAATTGACTGGAGGTATAACGGAAAGATTGATCGATGAGGATCCTGATGCAAAATCTTGTGTTATCGAAGTAAAATGTGCTAATTTAATCCCAGTTCTGGCTGCTGCAATAATTATCTATATGATCGGTGTTTTTATTGGTGATTGGTGGGGCATCCCTATGACTAAACCATTCGGTCGAATCATTGAAAGTATCGGATTGTATGCAGCAACGATGGTCTTGGGGTCAATTGGTAATTTCCAATATGCTGTCCATGCTCAGCCTGTTGGGTACTTGAAACGGGAGTATATTGCTTCTGCAAACGATGTTGAGTTACAACAGGAATCTCATCAGATAACTGAGCAAAAAATTGAGGGTTTTGTTTGTTATACTACGGGGCATTGTCAGGATGTAGCTGACTTTGAATTAGAAGTTGCAAGGGCTCAAAGATCCAGAGTTATCCTAGAAAAAATTGCTCATTTACAAGATGAGGTTGGGGATGTAATTACTGTTACTCATCCCCATACAGGATTAACGAAAAGAATCTTTATTGCTGATTTGACTCGAAGATATAAAGCGTCATCCGGAATAGATAATGGTTACTTTAAGGATGAAATTGAAGGTTGGGTGGTAGGATGACAATTCATTCTCTTAAAAAGAAAATTATTCGAGTCCAGGCACGAAGAGCCGCCGCCGAAAAAAAGGAAACTCGAGACGGGATTCTCTGGGATATTATCCCAGAACAAAAGATTGCCCGGGTAAAAGTTCTTGGGTCCAATAATCTAATTGAATGTAAGTATCCGGAGAACTGGCAACAGAAGCCCATGTGGATGAAACCTCGAACGGCCGTTAGGATCCAGCATCGAGGAGGAAATAGGAATTCATATGAAATTGTAGGGGATGGTCTATTTGTTCCAACTCCAACAATCAATAGCGTTACAGGGATTAGTAATCCTGCTTTACCTGATATACCTCCGGGGGTTGATACCATTTTGACTGAAGGTCTCGTCTATGCATTGGAGACCCCAGGTATGCAAGTTTGGGTTAAGAGAGGAACCTATCGAATCGATGGTGTTTTCTATACCATGAACTATATGGAAATGGACGCTGGTTCTGTTGCTGATATGTCCAGCGGTGTTCCCATGGGAGAAACAGCCGGAGTTTTTGATATTAATGCGGCACACTCCACTTTATGGAGAATGGATAAGTTAGTTATTGGAGCGGATAAAGTAATCGATGTACTTACTGGGGATAATGCGATCAGTGCTCCAGAAGCACCAGCAACCCCTTCAGGCCATATCGAACTGGATACGGTCTTGGTACCTCCAGGAACAACAGAAATCGTACAAACGCTGATCGGCCGTGAATTCCTCGATCCGTACGTTGCTCTAATTGAAGTTACTTCAATCGATGGTAATCTATACTGGGCTGAGGAAACTACGGCAATCAATCTGACTGTAAGGGATCAATACGGAAACCCAATTATTGGTTCAGCTTTGTATATTTCTTGCTCAATCACAAGTGGGAGTGGGTCTCTTTCTACAGGATTGGTTAGTGTCAACCCATTAGATGGTACAGCGTCCTTAACTTATACAAGAGAGGAGGGATATGCCGAATCCAGTGCAAATATTGAAGAAGGTCCCGTATTCTTGAACTTTGTTCTTTCCAGTAATTCGCTAATCAGCATGATAAGCTATATTGTCCTCTATGATGAGGCGGGAGATCCTATAATATGAACGAGGAAATGGTTGCAGTATTGAAGGAAATGCGGGATGAGTTACGGGCATTAAATAGTAACTTTGAAAAGTTGAATAATTACTTTGATAAGATGAGATCCTCCGGTCCTCAGAACCAACAAGTAAATGAGTTGACCAACCTGGCAACCAATTTGCTCAAAGGATTTATTCCTACTGGGGGTAAATAATGGGTAGTAATTATCATTCCGCCTGGGTTACAGGATCAAAATTTAATCCGACCGAAATGGAAGGTCGGTTAGATGATTTGGATCTTGCAATAACTTATGCCCGGAGCCCAATTGTCTCTTGTGACGGTACACTTACTTTTGATTCCAGTACCAATACTCTAACGTGGTCCGATGTTATTAGAATCTTCTTCGTTCGGGAAGATGGTTACAGCATCTTAAATACCATTGCGGCCGGGAACATTGTTATCACAGCAGGTCAATTCATTTATGTAACCTTGAATGAAACGAATAATTCTGTCTTGACAGTTTCGCAAGCGGCAATCAGCACAGGAGCAGCATCAAACTTTAAAGCCAATACCATCTTAGTTCTAGGAGTACATAATACCGTTCAGGATGCTTTCTTTCCAGCCCATCTCCCCGAATTAACGCTGGATACAGTTACCCAGTACATGCTTCCAGGATTATTCTATCCGGGTATCCCCGATGATGCTGCGGTTATAATGAGAGTCCCCCTGGTTCTTGCGACCGATTTTGCAGCTAACTTTTCTGGGAGTTATGCCGGTTCAATTGATGCAGCAACGGCTGAAACGATTTTAACTGTCAAAAATGGGGTTACTGAAATTGGGACTATTACCTTCGCCCTCGGGAGTACGACCGGAACTTTTGCCACCTCTGGGGGGACCGCAAAATCTTTTACAGCAGGGCAATTTTTGATTGTGGAGAACCAGGCAACAAAAGACGTTACTCTTGCTGGAATTGGAATTGGATTTTTAGGGACAAGGTGATGATATGGCAACAGTTGAATTTTTTACGGGTTTCGAAGGTTGTGGGGTCACTGCTGATGTAAAGACTTTTGTAACCAGTGGGGATGCTAGTTATTCTGCTACTGGGGGTTTTAATAATGGTAAATCTTTATCCTGTTCCAGTAGTTTTTCTAAAAACTGTACGGGAGCCCTTACAAAATGTACTGGGTTTCACATTAGGAATTTTTACCCTAGTACTTATAGTACAAATGCAAATCTTCATTTGGTACGATTTACCATTGATGTCTCTTACATTCGTATCTTTAATACCCCAGCAGATGGGATAACTGTCTATAAAGATGCTGCCTTATTGGGTACTATTGGCTCCGGTCAAGTTATTGACGATGGATTACACCATGTAGAAGTTAAGATAGTAAATCATGCTTCAGCAGGATCAGTCCAAATAAAAGTGGATGGAGTGACAGTTGGTACTTTAACCGGATTGGCAATTAGTTCCGATAATATAACTAGCATACTATATGGTAGTGGAAATAATACGGTCAAATACGATAATCTGTTTATAGCTGATGATTTCGTTGGAGAGATGTATTCAATTTTATGTTCTCCAACTTCAGATAACTCGGTTCAATTTACTCCAAGTGCTGGGAGTAACTACCAGAATGTAGATGATACAGCTCAGGATGGGGATTCAACCTATAATGAATCCAGTACAGTAGGCCATAAGGATCTTTTTGGTTTTGCCGATATTGCTACCAGTGGGTTGGATGTAAAATGCGTAACTCTGGTTACAGTGGCGAAAAAAGATGATGCTGGAGCAAGGGAGTTGACCTGTATTGCTAAACAGGATTCAACTGAGTATGATCAAGCTACTCATATATTGTCTACAGTTTACCCCGAGTCCTACGATTCAGCTCAAGCAGCGGTTTTGAGTACGGCACCGGATACTTCTGCATGGACCCCAACGATTTTTAATGCTATGCTATGGGGTTATAAGGTGGAGTCATGACAGTAGCGAGAGTTACACAAGAATATGTTGAGGTTGGAGCGATCCCGAATGATCAGACTGCTCGGGTAACTCAATGCTATGTTGAGGTTGGAGCGATCCCGAATGATCAGACTGCTCGGGTAACTCAATGCTATGTTGAGGTTGGGGTTGTCGATATAGTAGCTCCTCCAGCAACAGGGGGTCAAGTCATAGTATTCATATGTACCTGAAATTGTTTCTAATCTCCATAATATTAGTAATCTTTAACAATCCAATTAGGACTCAGTTTCAAAAGGATGTTCTAATCGAAACAGAGAAAACATGTATAGTAATAAGTAGAACCAGTCAATACATCCTTTTTGATTGTCCAGAAAAAATCCTTTTTATTATGGTAGGTGAAATATGATAAGGGTTTATCGTGAAGAAATATCGGCTAAGTATCAACAAGAGACCAATTGTCCATTCGTCAAAATTCGTTTACCTGATAAGTCCTATATCCTACCGACTGTTCGTGAAGTTCGAGACTGGATGGATAATTTCGCCGTTCAACCCTATGTTCCTGAAAGCAATGATTGCGATAATCGTGCTTTATTGTTGACTGCTCATTTTTCCGGAAAGGGATGGGCTTTTGGTTGGGCATCTATTGGCCTTCATGATATCTGTACTTTCCTGTCAGAGAAGAAAGAGATTTGGTTTGTCGAACCATCTAACTGTATAATCTACCCACCCGATGTCAATTTGACTTGGCTGGTAATGCCATAAGGCACAACCCGAATTAAGGAGGTCCTAAAATGGGATACTATCAAACTTGGAGACATGAGCAGAGGGAACGGCAAATAAAGGAGAGACGGAATACAATCATTGGGGGATTGATTACCACAGTTCTCTTAATCGGTTTACTTGGTCTTGTTTTGATTTCGTCAGGTTGCTCGGTCCGCGCTCCTGGTTCCCGTACCTTTACTTTCGGTCCCGATGGCGCCACTATCACCTCGGAGACAACAACGGGAGATTCTACCCAAATTACTGATGTTGAAAAGGAAAAATCTGTCCAGGTTTGTCAACAAGAAAGATCAAAGGTTGATATTGCCACAGCGGAGGCAGCAAAGGATAACCCCCTGGTATTGGCTGTACTGAAACAAGCAGAGACAATAAATAACGTTGTTTCCCTGGCCATAACTAAAAAACCATATAACCCCTGCGCTTCATCCACGAACTCCAGCGATGTTGAAATTGCTGATACCGAGATGTATAAAAGTATGTTCCATGATGGGGTAGACTTAGGAAAATTCCTTGTCGGCGCCTGGGCTGTTACGGATGTGTCTGATAGTTTGTTCAGTGCATTAGGGAAAGCCGCTGGCGGATATACATTATCTGCTTCCGGTGAAGGAAGTTCGATCTCTGTCCAGGATGCTTTCAAGGAATCGACTCTGGGTGATATTACCGGGGAGAATCAAATCGGGGGGATCTTGGGGAACTCGGATCTTCCAAAAACCGACTATACTAATAGTTTCAACCCCGTAACCAATAACTAATGAAGATAAAACGCCCCATCATTGTGTCTGTAACTATAAAATTTTCCACTATCTCTCGGTGGTGGAAAATTTTACTTCAACGTTTACGATTGATCTAAGGAGATCATTATGGAAGGATCGAGAACTAAAACGTTGCGGCATATCGAGACCGTTCGGAATTTCATAGGTGGAATAATTTGTGAGTTGATCCACCGTCAACAACAACATGATCAATCGAAACTTGAAGATCCTGAAGTAGAGATGTTCGAGAAGTTTACACCACTGCTCCGGAAGTCAACTTTTGGTTCAGAGGAGTATAAGGGCCATCTGATGTCCATGCAAGCCGCCGTCGACCATCATTATCGGACTAATAAACATCACCCCGAATATTATCTTATGGGTCCAGAGAATGCTTCTCCAGTAAAGAATTCAGTATTTGAAAGGATGGATCTAATCGATCTAATGGAAATGGCTTGTGATTGGTACGCCGCTTCTTTACGGCATGACGACGGGGATTATCACCAAAGCCTCGAAATAAATCAGAAACGGTATGGATTTTCTGATGAAACAAAAAGTATTCTACTGAACACCATTCAATTCCTTGAACATAAAAAGATTTACCATAAAGCGGAGGAAAGTTGATGTGTAGTAATAACTCGGAATTGGAGTTGTTAAGGGGACATGCCCAACAATTGGAATCAATGATACAATCAATTTGCCGAGAACTTCATATCGACCATACAGGAATAAATGCTGTTGATGAATGGCGAATAACTGAGGGGATTAAGAAACTACAGAATAGAGCCGATAACCCTCCGGCAAATAGTGCTATTCGATACCAATCCTATATTAATCGGTTAAGGGGGTGAAAGTATGATCGATAAATTATTGGTTTCCTTTGGGTTGAAATATCTTGCAGCAAAAATGGATGGTTACAAATCCTATTCGGGAGCTGCAGGAAAAATTATTGGAGGGGTCGTCTCCATTTTAACGGGGATAACCGGGACCATCAGCTATATGTACCCGGAATCGGAACTTCCTGACATGGATATCGAGACCATTCTTGGGTTATTTGGTGGAGGATTCTATGCAATTTCCTCCGGTATTCAAGGAATCGGACTTGCTCATAAATTGGGGAAAGCTACCGAAACTAAGGAGATATCAAAATGACTCTGAAAAGGGATCATGAAGCTTGTGAAGAACATAACGTCATTATTGAACGAATCAAAGTCTTAGAGAAACTTCCCAGCCTTTTCTCTTGGATGAACATAACAAAAGGAGTCGGGTTTCTCTTAGTAGTAATGCTTACTATTCTATTTGGTATTACAATGACAACCCGGTCGGAACTGTTTGAAAAGCAAAAAGAGCAAGAGAAGAAGATTGAGAACCAGGTCTCTGTCATAAGGGATAGTGTTTCTGATATCAAGACCTCCGTAGCCGTAATGGTCTCGACCTTTGAACTTAGCCAGAAACAAACGGCTAGGGAAATTGAAGAACTTAAGAATAAAAAATAAATAATGAAACCATTACTTCGACAATGCTGTGTCTGTAAGAGGTATATAAATAATGAAGGGCAGCATCAGGTATTTCTCCCGACCTGCCCTTTCATTCCTATTTCTCATGGGTACTGTAACCAATGCTTACAGACAATACTTAAACGGACTACCAAAAACGAGGAGCCTTCGAAGGATCCACAGTAGATATAACACATTCATTGAGTTTTCGGACATGGGAAGTTAAATGCTTCTCAAAGGCAAAACAATAATCATATTTTCCCCCCATAGAATCATCTGATTCTTTAAATCGACAATCCTTGCAATAATCCCCATCCGGAATTCCGGCTATTTCAATACAAGCCATTATATCCTCCTAGTTTCGCTTTCCTTAGTAGTTCAGTATAGATGATATCCCTTTCGGTAATGGTTATAGGTACCCCTGCTTTCTCTGCCTGTTTCCTACATTTTTTACAAAGATCTTTCCCCCGATAAATCTCTGTATAAATGGATTTTCTCCCTCCGCATTGTTCACAATAATCGAATTCTTGTACCATGATCAAATCCTTATTTCGATTTCCGGAATAAGTTCTTTGCAAATATCACAATTTACTTCAGAACCCGTTTCCAAAGAACTAATCATTTTTGAATGGGGATTTTTCTGAATTTCTTTCACGGCACAAGTGAAACAATAGTCCTTACCATCATGATTATTCAACTTGAAGTACATAGTTGCAGAAACAAGCATACTTTCTCCTTTAGCTGAATTCTCCCGATTGCATTTTCCGCTCCATGTCCAGGCCAGGGTGGTTTTTGTCGATGCATCGATAACAAAGATTCGGATGAGGAGTCCCATTAACCAATTCGACACCACAATCGGGACAATGGTATCTATCAATAGGATGTCCTTTCATCTTCTCAGGATGCTCGGAACACCTGGCCGGTTGTAGCATAAAAACGCTATCACGGCACCTGGGGCAAATCTCCATCTTCCTTCTCCTGCTTTATAAGTATGACCTCTGACCTCAGACAACCATCTAACTTTGCTCCGCTATCAGGAAGTTTATTCTTCATAACAGAGCACCATTCCCAGTCTTTGAACTTCCCCCAACCTGGTCCTTTGTAGAGGCAGTCCTTGCACCGTAAACCATCAGGAACTTCAATCGCTATCATTGCCATTTGATTACTCCTCTCGTTTGATAACTTTATAATCCGGCCGCAATACGGACTTTATTAGTACAGGATGGACATAACAACCACTGATAGCAAGATATATGGTTCTGTTGACTACTTAATGTTAAAGCACTCCAACCATTATTTAGACAATCCTTGTCAATGGTTCCTTCGAATTCCTCCTTATTTCGACAATTACGACAAGTTAATTGGGTATAACTCTCCTTTTCTATTTTAGTAATAACTTTTTCTTTGGTAAAATGATAAATAGCCGGCATTTGATTAATCCTTTTGTTTAAGTTCGAAATGGAATACACTATCCTTATCGACTCGGAGGGTCATAATCAAACTGTCTGTATTATCTATTTCTTCCAATGGGATCGATATTTTTCCTCCTAATCTACGGAGGAAAACCAGCAATAGTTGATCCTTTAGATTGTCCATAACAGCAGCATGAATAGGTGATATGCTCCGAGCAGCGTCAGTCCCTTCTCCCATCTTATTCTCCTTTTGAACCATAATAAGCCGCAAGTATAGCAAATACAATTGCTATACCAAGTAAAACCTCAAGAGTCATCTATTTAAACCTCATTTGTTGGTCATCCCGATAAAAGGAATGATTCCCAATTGTTTTGACGAAGGTCATATTTTTAGCCCATGAAGGAAGAACAACATTTGGGTTAAAATAATGATCAGCACCTTGGAGGCAATGGCCGAAAGATCTTTCCTTGAGACAGGTCGCCGCAGCGATTAGGCACCTTCGGAAAGATGCCATATCATGAAAGGGAATCATTTCAGGGTTAACGCCAATTGTCCAGGAAAATTGATTGGGAGCTAGAATAATATCCCTTATGGGTTTCCCCCTTGTTAGTACACGATTCATAACCACATGGCAAACAGCCATTTGTCCCGCTGTGGATTCCCCCCTTGCCTCATGGTAAGCATTTAATGCTAACCAATATAGACTTTCAGCAAGTGCTTCCATTTATTCCTCCTCTTTTATTAAATTTGGACAACCTATGCAGTTAGAAGGGAAACGATCCTTTACAGGGCAAACCTGTTGATCAGTCAAGGCACAACTATACTTAATATTCGGTTTAGCCTTGAACCAGTAGGCCTTCCATCCACAATAGCAATCAAGAGACCTCATCAACCGACAATCCTGAGCACAAGTGAATTCGGCGCCCCGGATGAAGTCAAACACCTGGCCCTTTAGAGCCTTCCATGGAGCATCGCAATACCCCCAACTATTGCGATGCTGACAGTCACTACAGAATAGTGGCTTGATTACTATTATTTCCATTCCTTTTACCTCTACTTTGTCATAACCGCAAGCCTTAGAATTCATTCCAACTGCTGTAAAAATATCCATATTAATACCAGGTGGTACAGATATGGTTCTGGATCTTTCCTTCTGACAGTTGTCTCTTCCTCCGTTCACATTCCCGTCTCGATTGATGGGGATGGTTTTTGCTTTTCTTGTATGCTTTGCTAAAAGAATAGCTTTTCTTTCTCGGTTCAAACAGATGGGAAAGGAATTGAGAAAACAACTTCATTCCTCGACCGGAACCAAAATAGACCACTTGTGTCATTTTATTCTCCTTTTTGTTTGGCTAATTACTTAAAGTACCCTCATTATCGGGGAACTTTCCATGATCTCTCGAACTTTATTCGGAAGATACTTTCCTCCAGCAATGAATTTTCCATGATGGTCTCAGATGCCAATACCAAGTAGTACAGATATGGTTTTGGATTTTTCCCTCTGACAGTTGTCTCTTCCTTCGTTCACATTCCCGTCTTGATTGATGGGGATGGTTTTTGCTTTTCTTATACGCTTTGCTAAAAGAGTAGTTTTTCTTTCTTGGCTCGAACAAATGAGAAAGAAATTGAGAAAACAACTTTATCCCTTTATCGAAACCAAAATATACAGTTTTATTCATTTTACTCTCCTCTAAAAAAATTTGAATAGCGATGAGAGGTAGGATTCGAACCTACAAACCCAAGAGCTTGAATCGCTTTAGCTCATTACTGAGCAGGGTGTTTTCGACCACAAAGGCGACTTCAGGGTGCTTCCGCCAATCTACAGCCGTATACCAATTACGCCACTCTCCTCATATGATTAATTACTTAAAGTACCCTCATTATCGGGGAACTTTCCATGATCTCTCGAGCTTGATTCTGAAGATACTTTCCTCCAGCAACGAATCCACTAAAGGCAATTACCATTACTATCAAAGTAATCACTACCATCTTCATAGTTTTCCCCCATAGTTCTTTAAAGTCCATCCATTACAGATCCCAATTACAGTATCGGGGAGAAACTTATTTGGATAATCCCCCGCAGCTGGAATAGTTGGATTTAAAACCACGGATAAATCCGATGGTCCAAAACACTGAACATAGTTTTTGTCTAAGATTATGTGAAATTCACAGAATAAGCATTTCCCCTCCCTTGTAAACTCTTTCGGAATCATTTCATTCTCCTTTGATGAGAATTTTAGAAGTCCCCTTAATTCCTAAACGTTCTTTCATCCCATGGGCCGGCTAATCGACCATGCCATTTATCTACGGTCCCGGTTTTCCCGATGGAATCCACTATACAATTAATAGTATAGAGTTTTCCATGCTCAGCTTTTTCAATGTTCTCAATAGGAAGCATTAAGTCATCTTCCCATTTACAAAAACGACAGCCCCAACAGGATAAGCTCTTTACTCTATGGAGTCGTACCTGGAACCCATATCCCCTTTTCATAGCATAATGATGAACCTGGGCGCGGAAGACGGTTCCTTGACAATTTGGATTCTTTTTTGATGGTCCTTTTATATCGTTAATTTCTTTAATAGCAGTCCATTCCTCTTTATTAAGTTCTAACTCTGTTGGTCTATCATTATTTTCAGGAATCATTTTGTCCTCTATAGATTGAGTAAGTTTTATGGGATAAATAAAATCTTTCCAATACTCATCATTAATTTCTATTCCAAAGCACATTTCATCCTCCTTTTAGTATTGGGGCATCCCCGTGAAATACCAATAAGCAAACCAAGACAGGGAAGTCACCCATAAAATGATATAAACGTATTTCATCCCTTTCTTAATCGATGGTCCTCCGGAAGCAATGAGAGAAGGAATTCGATTTCTTGTTCAGTTGCATCCCAGTATTCCGGGGAGCGATAGTAAGCATTAGCCCATTTCCAGAAGGGAGTTCCCAAACAGGAGTTACCCGATGTTGCTATATTTATTGGGCATCCCTGACACATTTCTCCTGCTGTCTCACATAAGGGGCATTTGGGAAGATCCACTATACAACATCCGGCAGCAACTAGATTCCATCGCTTTTCAATGCAATCTTCCAAGGCCTTTAACATTTCGGGGGTCATTGTTGATTCATCTCCTTTAAAGTAGTTAACACTTGATACCAACTATCCATCTCTTTAAATAATTTAGGATGAGTTGGAAGTACCTTCTCCCTCTTTTTTAAGGCAGACCAGAAAATTACTTGAACTTGTTGCCAAACGGGAAGGGGTCTCTTTTCATTAATAGGAATTAAGGGTTTCTCCATGGTCCTTTCCTTGTATTCCCGCTTAGCTGCTTCCCAACCGGCGACCCATGATTCACTTCTTCGCCAATCGCTCCTTACCCATAAGGGCATATGATCCTTTATTATTCGACCAGGGAAGAAGTGGTAATGCCCATCATTCCAAATTTCTTTTCGATCAGAAAGAATCGTTATTTTCATTTGATAACCCTTCAAGGTATTTTACCATTTCCCGTGTTTCTTCAAGGGATCTTTGGATCTTGATCAGTGAAGAATAAAACGGAGTTTGATCTATATCTTTATGGGGAGACTCAATTTTTCTACAAATTTCAGTAAGATTATATTGGGTAATCGTCTCTTTTAATGGATAAAATTCATCGGGAAACATCCCTATTTCAATTCTAACAATATCCCCAACCTTCATTTGGATAACCATCTTCGTAATATTATTAGGTAGATTGGGGATAAATCGCTTAACTACTTCCTTAAAAAAAGTATCAGAACCAATAACCGCCATTTTACTCTCCTGTTAAAATGTAAGAGGGACAGCTTCGGGACTGTCCCCCTTACCCTTTTACTTCCCCGTTATCCGTCGATAAACTTTGTTCTTCCGGTCATAGGTAACAACCAGCCAATCCTTCGTTCTCTTGGCATTACAAAGGATCGTTACCATAATATGGGTGTTCTTCTCATCCGATCCGATTCGATGGGCTAAATCTGCTCGATCAACCTCATCATTATCCATTAAGATCTGACGGATGGTCGCCATTTTATGACCCCGTTCTTTGACTTGTACGGGCTTTTCAAGTTCCACCGGTATATTGACAGACTCGATTTCGGCCTGAATCGTCATGACTCGCTCTATGGCCTTAGACTTTGAATTAAAGGTTTTTGGGCCGGCCGTTTTGAACTCGGTCTTCGTTTTATAATTATCGACCAAAGAATTATAGTAATTGACCACTTCCACCATTGACATATTGTTCAGATCATTTCTCGTTTTCATGACCAATCTCCCTTTTTGTGGTTCGGAGAAGGAACCTGTTTCCTTCCTTTACATAAGTACTATACAGCAAGTTAATACTTTTGTAAATACCTTTCCGTTCATTTATTTAAAAAATATCTCTATGAAGGAAACCATTACCATAAAAACAGGAGTGATAATCAATATTACTATTCCAGCCCAGGTCCGTTCTTTCATTTTGAATAGACAAACTTTGATTTACAATTGACCCCATTAATACAGGTTACTTGAGAATTATCATAGATTTCGGATAATCTCCCCCTTAAGCATAATCGCCGTAATGCTGTATAAAGCAAAGCCCGTTCGACCTCGATATTTACATGGGGAAAGGCTTTTGCTTTTCGTATTATTCGGACCATCCCGGAAGAATAACCATAAAGAAGACCCCAGTTTCCCGCTCCTAGATCCTTAATCGTGATAACCCCTGGGGGACATAAGTAATAACGGAAATCTCCTACTCCTTTGGACGGGTCTTTTCGGAATATCTTTTGCCGGTCCCTAAAAAGATCTTTCCTTTTTACTTTACATTCAATTAAAATAGTATGGTTCCCCATTAATTTATACCCAATACAATCGGGAATCTCAGAGCAACCTTTAACTTTTAATTCTGACAAGACCACTCCAAATCTTTGTCGGTATAACCAAGCCTCTGCAATTTTTACAAGTTCTTGATGATTCATAGGGGATATACTCCTGCAAGGATTCGGGTGAATTCTGGATAATCCATACGATTTGCCCAATGACGAATACATTGATTAAAGTACTCTTCTTTGGGGATCTCTCCTACATTCAAAGCATTCTTCCATCCAAACAAAAAGTAGTCTTTTTTAATTTGGATCAATAAGCAGACTAAAGCTCCCCGTTCCCCATGGCGACGAATGAAAGATTTTTGCTGGGGGGTATAATGATCGATCTTCACAATAGTATCAGGCCTTTTCGGCCATTCATGGAGATGTTTTAACTCAATCCATCCCATTCGACCATTGCATGTTAAAGTGAAATAGACATCAGGAGTACCAGGGGAAACGGGGTTTTCTACCCTGTCTGCTTCCCAGTATTCTTTCATGTTATTCCTTACAGTGTTCCACAAACTTCCTTCCGATCCCATGCTTTAACCTCTCCCCAATTTTTCCCCGCTTTTTTATCGACAAGCAATGGTATTTTCAATTGACAAGTATTCTCCATTAAGCGGGCAATTTCCTCAGCAGCTTCCATTCCTATCTTCGTTTTTGGTATTCCATAGTCCAATTCATCATGGACTGTCAAGTACATCTTGACAGTATCACATACTCCGGATTCCCAAATATCAACCATGCCTTTTTTCATGATGTCGGCACTGGATCCTTGATCAACGGCATTGAAAGCTTTATAACAACCGGCACGGGAGACTCCCCTGTAATAATTTCCCCCATTTTGGTCTATATAATCATTGACTTGTTTAGCAAGTTTTGCTTTATTTGTGCTTGATTTTATTATATTTCCTAACCGTTCATCTCTTGGTTCGAATAGGGGAAATCGTCTTCTTCTCCCCATCAAAGTTCTTACATATCCTCGATCATTAGCGACCTCTGTTGCTTTCTTTACGGTTTCTTTCAGGAAAGGAAGTTTTTCAAAGTACATTGCAATAAAGTCCCTGGCTTCCTGAACAGTGATTCCTAACTCCCGAGATAATTTATCAGCCCCCATTCCATAGATTACCCCAAAGTTTATAGTCTTCGCTGGTCGTCTTTCAATATGCGCTTCATCCGCACACCATTGATGATAATCAGTTCGGGGGTTCCTATTGAATTGAACAACTATTTCCTTTGATCCTCTCCCCATAGCATAATGGACTAATACTCGGATCTCAATTTGACTATGGTCATCTTTGACCCATATATAACCATCATCGGGGATAAAACACATTCGGATCAGTTTTCCTAAATCTGTTCTTGTTGGGACAAATTGTAGATTTGGATTAGAAGAAGAGAATCGTCCTGTTACGGTCCCGAATTCATCTCCTCTTAGTTGATTGAATTGGCAATGAATTCGATCCCCCACTAACATATCAAGGAGGGATCCTTCTAAGAAAGTTCCGATTAATTTATCAAGTTCTCGACACTTAACTATTTTTTGTGCTATGCTTGAACCATGTTTTTCTAACCATCCTTTAACAAAGGAGGGTTTTCGTGTTGATGGGGTTAAAGGGTAGGATTCCCCCATTTTATCGAAGATTTTCGCTATGGACTCAGCCGCCCAAAAGTCAACAGGATTCCCTGCAATTTTCTCTAATTCATCTTTTGCTTTTATTAAATTCTCGCTTAAATTTTCATGTAATTTCATCAATCGGGGAACATCAATAGGAACTCCCTGTTGACGCATATGCAGAAGCATCGGTACTAAACGCGTTTCTAAATCAAAAATATATTCAAGGGATTGATTCTTTATCTCCTTTAACTGTTTCTCGAAGATTGGGATACATAACTCAACATCCACCTCAGCATACCGTCCAACATACTTAGGATCCAATCGCCAAATGTGGGATTGAGGGGAACCCTTCAATTTGAAATCATTACAGGCCATTCGGAGAAGCCGTTCATCCTTCACCAATCCTAAATAGTCCTTAGCTAAAGAATCCAGGGAGTAGGTTAGACGATTTTCATCGATCAAGGGTTCAGCATTTTGGATATCATAAAAAGGACCAGTTACTTTTACCCCTTGATGATAAAGATAATCCAAATCATAAAGCAGATTCGCCCCAACTTTTGGTTGATTCGCTCTGCATAGATTATCCTTCGCCCATTGCATAATGGTCTCTTTCTCGAATTGTTCCCCTGTTGCATGTCCAAAGGGGAAATACCAGGAATTCCCCTCTGGAACTGCAACCGAGATTCCCACCATGGAACCACCTCTTCTAACCCCTGGTCCCTTTTCTTTCAAATCAGGATCTCTTGTTTCGGTATCCAGGGATATCATCTTAGCTGATGATAGATTAGGTAGTTCTTTAGGTAAGGTCCAATCAGAGTTTACGGGAAACATCGGAGTTGGTACATATCCAACGGCGCCCGGTTTTTTCCCAGAGTTTGATTGATTCTTTATCATAGATCTCGTCAAAGACGATAAGATTACATTGAGTATTTAGCAACATGACCATACAAGTTAGACACGGGCTAACTGTTATATAGGCTGCATATATTTTGTGAGGATCCGGACAAAATATAAGAGCGTTTTGTTCGGCATGGACAGCCAAACATTTGTGAAGATCTTCCCCGCTCTTTGCCCCCATTCGGGGACATCCCCCCTCAGTACAATGGGGAAATCCTCGAGGGACACCATTGTACCCGGTGGATAATACTTGATGTTGATCATTTACTAAAATACACCCAACCTGCCGGGATAGACAATTAGACCGAGACCCAGCCAAACGGGCCAAACTCATGAAATATTCATTCTGAGTTGGACGACTCATTAGAAGATGCCTCTTTTAAGGAGATCCCCCTGGAAAGCATGGAGTGACCCCAGGAAGTGGATGAACTGCCCCGGTTCCCTTCCAATTGCTGAAGCAACATATTGGAGCAATCGAATGGTAAAGTAGACATCGGCAGCAAAAAACTTGATGAAATCACAGGACCGCTGAGAATAGATAACGATCAGTCTATCCTCCCGTATACCAAATTGATAGGAAATAGAACAAGGCACGCGGTCTCTTCCTCCCCAGTTCATCATGTCTTCGTGCCGGTCATACATAGTCATAACTGTCTGCCGAGTATTGGGTTTGGTTTGGAGTTCCCGAATTATATAGGGCAATTGGGCTCTCCATCTTTCAGCGTAAGAATAAGAGAAACACCCATTCCGAAGAAAAGGTCCCCATAAATCAGAGTTTTGTCTCCAGGAATCCCCCGGATTAGGTGGGGCACTAATATCGAAGGAATCGAAAAGTCTTTCATTTACTTCGGCATCTACCCAATTATTCTTACCCTCGAGATATCCGGTATATGTAACCATCTCCTCCAACCTATCTTCAGGAAAATCAGTCAGCATATAGGCATAACCGAATAATTCCTTCGTTTGATAGTTGGGGTCGAAGGTTACAATCTTGTCCTGACATGTATCGGACTGGTAGATTGTCCCCATTTCAAAGAGATCTCGCTCAACTTCCTTTATCATTTCCATGGGGTCGGTGAAAATTCTCATTAATAATCCTCCTGTATTTTTAACTTTTATTAAAATTGATTCAACTTTCTTTGGATGGACCCCTGTAATTTCAAGGGGAGTCCATCAGTATAATAGCCGGCCATCAGTTTGACCCATTGACCTGTAAGTTTCCCCTTTACTTCGAACCTCCAAGAAATCTTCTGGAGTTTTATTCGGAAAATAGCCGGATCATCCAGGGCATTTTTCCCTTCGAATCTATAACGACCATAGGTATCTTTTTTGATCCCCATAGCCTCGATCTTTTCACAAAACTCCTGTCTTAGTTTTTCGACTTTCGTTGCCATATCGAACCTCCCGACCAAAGAATTATTTTAATAAATACCCCATGTTTAAGTATATATCAAAATAATTCTTTTGTAAATAAAAAGATTACGCTATTGACATTTTCCCTTCTTCCAGCAATTTTGGCAAGCTTCTCGTTGATTGGTATAGCCAATATTCTCGCAGTACCAAAGTTTGGCCTCTGTCACCAGGGGGTTTTCTTGTAGTATCCGGGTTGGCTTTCCCATAAAACCAAAATCAGAGGTTATATGAGTTATGATCTGTTTTGCTACATATTCACAGAATTGGACAGGCATACATTTTCCTACTTGTCGGTTAACATTCCCGTTTAAAACATGGCTGAAGGTGCCATCTTCAAACTTCCTCAGCCCATAGATGATGAAGTCATCAGGCAACCCCTGGATTCGGCAACGTTCCCGGAGAGTAAAAGGCAAACAGGTAAAGGGGTTAGCAATGGGGACTCCCCCAGTTATGACAGGGCAATAATCATCCTTAAATCCTTTCCGGCAGCCAACATGTTTTTTCCAGGTCCCATCCTCTGCATAGTACCCGATGGTCCATCCGTCCGGTTGATTTTGCATGTATTCCTGGTATTGAGCCCAGTTCATTGCTTTTTCTGAATAGTTTCCTTTCCCCCGGTAGGTGGTCCCGACAAGCGTATGGGGATCTTGGTTAATGGAGGGAAGATTCTGCAAGATTTTCCTCAAAGTTATGGATTGCTGATGCTCCCCCGGAACGAAGGAAAATCTTTCCGATTTAAGAGCTCCAATCATGAAGAATCGATTCCTGTATTTTTGGATGTTTCCATAACCCCAGTTAGAAACCCACTCCGGGAAAAGATCATAATCGGGTAAAGCATCAACCCATTGCTGGATACTGAAACCAAGAAGGGATTTAGGAAGATTGTCCTGAACGAAAAAACGGGGTTTCAGTGCGGCAACGATTCCGGCAAAGATGGGAATATCCCCCGGATCTGAATTAAATTCTGATAATGATTTACTTGAGGGAGCCGTCGCCGTTAAATTAGAATAGTTCCCACATTCCGGATGTCCGAATGCTATATCAGCATTAGTCATGATCTCCCGTTGTTCGGGGGAAAGATCATCAAGGGTCTTTGCAAAAATGGCTCCTGGGAAGTTCTCTAAAAAAGTGTTTTTCCCATTCCCATCTTTGACATGGTAATATCGTCGCCATTCAATGTTTCCCACAACATCAAACCCGGCCTTTTTGGCTCCGACAAGCATGGACCCAATACCGCAAGTGATACCAATCGCTTTCATTAGTACTTACTCCTTTGTCTAAATTGATTTACTTGGTTTTTACGGAGATAATAGTTATACATACTCTCCGCGGAAGAATCGTTTCGATACCATAGCTGAATGATCGCTTTATAAGCAAGAATGATATATTGCTTAAATCGTTTTGTATCCGTCAGAATGTGGGTTTGTTTCCAGGGTTTTTGCTTCAGACAGTTCATAGCATTTCCCAGATGCTGAATGATGGAATAGGCGACTTCCACTCTGGATCCTTCTGTATATGCGATCAAGAATAACCCTTTCAGTTTATCCCCCGTATATCCCTGGAGTAATGGGTCCTGCGTGATCATATCAGGAGTGATCCCAGCAACAATACAAAGTTCCGTCATGAAGTGCAAAGCGTCTGCTAATTCTTCCAGATAATGAGTATCATTTTCATCCCCATCCTTAAAGGAATCTGTTGCCTCCATTACTTCTTCTGTCACTCTCCAGGCAAAATCTTTCAACAGACACTGAGATCTAATCTCATTGAGATTAAAGACCCTTCCAGCCAGGATCCCATACCCTACACCCTGGTTTTCTTCTATATGGTGATACTTTTCCATAAGGGCTCGTTGATGCTCAAAAATGGATTCCAGCATATCCCCTTTAATAACTCCGCTTATTACAACATCATTTACATTCATGGTTTCTCTCCATTGATGAATTTTTAATCATTATATCAAAGGTATTTGTATATAAATGAATAAGTCTTACTCGTTGATTCTCCTTAAATCTCAGAGGTTTCTTTTCTCGATCCAAAATTTCTTTCGGGATGATTCCTTGGAATATGGCTTTTAACCCATTTTTCCCCATACGAGTAAAATAAGGTAAAGCCATAGCTGCTTCAATCACGCTCCTCGCTAAAAAGGGGGAACGTAATTCGACCATGGATGACATCATCATTTTATCCAACCGGGGGAGATGATAGAAAACCAATTCATGAAATATATCTGAATATTGGGAATCATACTGCATAGCTCTTTTGTATCCTCCGAATAATTCATCAGCTCCATCTCCGGATAAGCAAACACTTATACCATGTTTTCTGATTTCTTTCGCAAGAAGAAATTGTGGGATCATGGACCCAAGATCAACGGGACCATCATTATAATAAAGGATGTCCTGTAAGGTTGTTGTATTTGTTATTTCGGTGGGGATCTCTAAAGAAGTTACTTGATCCCCTGGGCGAAAATCGATATAATCCAAGTACTGAGCCTCATCATTTGCAATATGAAAAATCTTTATGTTCTCCTGGAACTCCCGGAGTAAATAATAGATAATGGTGCTATCGAGTCCACCACTCATAAGCAATGATATGGGGACATCGGAAACTGTTCGATTTTTGACAGCTAATGTAAGTTCATTCGATATCAATAGGAGTTTTGGTTCTAATTTATCATAAATGTATGTGCCTTTTATTTGGCCTTTATGGTCGATTACTACGCAACCCCCCGGAGGTATCTTGACGATTTCATTAAAGATTGTCGTGTAGTCAGGACAATATCCCCATTTATGAACAGCAGAAATATAAGTCTTATTAAGGGAGACATCCCCCAAGGGAATCAATGCTTTTATCTCAGATGATATCCCCAGTGTATCCAATCTCATATATAAGGGTTTCTTGGCCAGGAAATCCACCATTACCCTAAATTCTCTCTGAATCTTGTTGTATAGTATAACGGCCCAAAAACCATCGAATCTTTTAAAAGCCTCATCTCCTTCTTCAAAGTAAGAATGAATCAATACGGGGAGGTCTGACTTTGCCCTCGAATCTATACTGTTATAATTAAATATTTCCCCGACAAAAGCTCCAGTAATTGGACCAAAAGTATAGGGATGGTCGAAACATTCACCTAACCCTTGAATGGGTAAGCGGACATGCCCAAGAAAAATTCCTTTTTCTAATTCAACATGGGTCTCTCTTATCCCACGGTGGGCTAAGAGTTTATTCATCAACTTTATATTGCTTTCCCCAAAACACAAGTTAATTCCGCACATAAGTCCTCCGGAGTTCTTTCTAAATAGTTATACAGATAAAAATATCTATGGTGGATGGACACTTTACCCATGATATCATCATAGCTATTAATTATTTTTAATCGATTTTCATTTACTTTCTGTATATGTTCTTGATTCTTATGGGGTTTTACTTTAAGATTATTTTGTAGTATGGTCCCAATGGGAGGCCTGCAATAAATTATAATGTCTCTATCGTCAAAACGATTAAGCCATAGATTGTCAAAAATATATTCGTCTCTCAAAATTGGTCCATAAACCATTTGAGATATTAGGGGAAAACGGTCAAAAATATACCCGTATAACTGGAGGGAAGAGATAACTCGATGAACTATCTCGGATGGATTTTTAGGGGGTCCTTGTGTAGGATAAATGGGAAAACCCAGCCGTAAAGCTAACCAGCTTATCAGTTGAGTTTTCCCAGAGCCATCAGGACCTTCGACTATTATACGGAAAGTCATGGCGGGCCGGCGGCTTATTCCATCATAGCGGACGGCGGAAGTTGATCTTCCAATTTGTGTTCATCTTCAGCCGGCGGTGCCGCAGGTGCTGGCGGAGGTTCCGGGACCGGAACACCAGGCCAATAGTAGGTGGAAGTCGCTCGATCATATACAAAGGCAGTCGGCTCTTTGGTCCGCGCCGGATTCTTCAGAATGGAAATCATTGTATGGGTATTCACTTCATCGGAGCCGATGAGACCGGCCAACTCTTTACGGGAGATTGATCCCCGTTCCTTCACGATTTCTTTGATCCGATCCATTTTGGAGGGTTTCTTCTCCTTGGGCTCCTTCGGTGGTTTAGGCTCTTTCGGGGGTTTCGGAGGTTTAGGCTCTTTCGTGGCTTTCGTGGCTTTCGGCGGCGGTGCTGACTCCGGAGTTTTCGGGTTGTCCTTGGTCAACTCGGCAATGATTTCATTCACCAATTTCTTCGAGCTTTTTTTCTCATCGGCCGGGGAATTCTGCCCCATGATCGACGCATGAATTTTGAGGATCTTGTCCTTTTCCAGCTTCATCAAATCCTCGAACGACTCAATGCAGGATACTCCAGGGATCAAAGATCCATCGGCATTGATTACATCCACCTCCAAGGCCAGGGTGAAGTCCTCGTTCACGTAGAATTTTTCAAAGTCTGACATAATGCTTCTCCTTAGGTTTTTGGTTATTGAATGACTGGTTGACTATTCAAGTATAATAATACTTAAAGACTGTTTTGTAAACAATTATTTTTTGCTTTACCCGAAAATCCTATCTATAATTGTTTCCAAATAGCCGGTTGTGATTTTGAACTCTTTACCCTCCTTTTCGAAGTTTTCTTTTGCTTTGACCAATTGATCGATGAAATGGGCAAAGTACAATGTATCTACCCCTATCAACTGGTCATTTAGAACCTCAATGCTGGTCAGGTCAAGATCTGATATTTGAAAGGATATTTTCAGGATCTGTCCCGCATTGATCTTCCAACCACGGGAAAGGAATTTCCTCATGCGGAAAAGCGAGCATATCGGGTATAAGCTCCCCCGGTAGATTAATTCCTTGTTCATCAGGGATTCCAAGGATTCGGGGTTCAGGGAAACAACCCCTGGCTCCCAAGAACACCAATAATTACAGCAATGGATAAAATCATAGGTTTTGTGGAGTTCCTCCGGCTCCCCATAGAAACGAATGATTAGCTGGATTCGATCGCTGAGTGTAATAGCATTTGATGTTAGGAAGATTGGTCGATATTTTTCTTTTTCGGGTTCCCCTTCCATTGAGGGAGGATCCAGTATTTCTTCCGGGATATCCTCCATTGTATCGAATTGATCTTCAGGCACGGGCAGTGTTCCTGCTACTCCATCGGAGCGAATAATCACTTTCACTTGACCAGGGAGAGTTGTCGATAGCATGACAGAGTTCCAGGGAGATTGTCCTACTTCCCGGATTTGTTCATCAATGTCTCGGTCCCCATCCAGGACAAAAGCTTTATGCCCCCGATCTTGAGTATCAGGGTCTCCATTGACCCAATCTACGTAATACTGAGCGACCCTCAAAGTTGTTTCCTTGTTTCGGAAATAGATATCATAATCTTTGGGGGGCTCCGATTTCAAAAGAGAAGCAATGGCTCCCCCTGTGATAATGGTATTATTCCTGACCATTTGGGCAACTTCTGGATTTTTTATGGATTGTACCCAGTTATCGAATACCCGCTGTAAATGGGTCCGTATTCTCTTTTTATTCATAGAAACCTCCTGTTATTAAGATAATTCGATCAAACCCCGAGGAAAATAACTCATGAAATGTTCGGTTATCGCTTTTTCATCATAGGAAAAAGCCCACTTATCCCCGAAATACTCAAAGGCTTTTTTCCGACCATGCCCCTCATTAATACAAGGGATGACAGCGACGCAGTTATGGTCGAAAATTATATTATTCACTCGATGGACATGGGCTTGTCCAAAAGTAATATAGATTCTATCCATTTCTTTTCTCCTTTTTCATTGTTTTAACTGCATCAATCCAGGCCTTTTCTTCTGTACTCCCCATACCCAGGACTCGGCCATGGGGTTTTATACGAACAGTCCAGATATTAATACAGATGACGGATGCCTGGGCATTAGGGTATTCTTTACAAACGATTTCCTTCATGGTCCCTCCTTTAATCCAAATCAGCTAATTTTATACTATACTCAAACATTTTTCGGTGAAATTCTTTTCCTCCCATAGAAAAAGCTTTATCCATCAAATAAGAAGTACAACTATGCCGAAGATCAATGGTATCGGCATAAGTGACCCCTAAAGCATATACCATAAAATCATAGAGATCGTCAGGATCCCCTCGGAAATGATCGCAAGTAAGATCCATAGCCATAGTACGAGAGATAAACCGATTTTCCCGAGTATTTTCTTCAGGATCCAAGAACTTCTTAATATGGTCTTGAGAATCAAATAAAAGACCATGCTCGGCGTTTGGGTTTCTCTTTATAAAAGTAGGGAGTATTTCCTCTAATATAAACAGAGTTACCCGGACTTGGTCTTCCTTTTCCAATAACCGGGCTAAAACCCAATCAGCCCAATCAATCCGAGAAATCGATAACAAGGCCTGCATGGTCTCAAGGGCATCCTCGTTTTTCCGATGGAGTACCCAATTATACCCAGGAGAACAAGCCCCATGTTCCCGGAACCATTCTTTTGTCAGATTCATTTTGCCTCCAGTACCCAATTTATTGATTCCCTGGGGATGGTATGTCTCTGGATATTATAGTAAAGAAATATCCTCCATTCCCTCTGAATATCTACTCTCCAATCGATACTTTCCCGGAGTAATTGAAAGTAGTTCAAAAACTCCTTTATAACATCCTTTTTCTTTTCCATATCATCCCTGCTTGTTCAACAAGAACATATAAGCTTGACTTTCACTGACCTCTTGGAAATCGGCCAAGATCTCAACAGCCTCCGAGACCATCCCTTGATTGAATAACCGGAGACAATGGTTGATGGTTCCCTTCTGCATTTCATTATCCAGATAAACACGACACCGATTAACCCTGGCTCTTTGTTCAGATGTAAGTTCTAACATGGCTGGCCTCCACTTGGTTTAGGGTTTGTTTAATCACTCAACTGGGGGCTGGAAGGTTTCCTCCAGCCTTGGTTCAGGGATTAATTCCCTTCCCTTACATAAGTACTATACAGCAAGTTAATACTTTTGTAAACCAGTTATTTTAACTTTTTCTTTTCCGGGTTGTAACCTTCTTAATCTTATCCTTATTCAAATTTTCAGGAGTCAACAATCGAGGATGTGTCCATCCATTTCGTTTTGCTAAATTCTTTATAGAATTTGGAGTTTTGCCTATCATAAAGGCTACAGCTCTGAGGTTGCAGACAACCCCATTGCTGAGCCGGATCCTCCATTGATCCGGCCCTTTTTTAGCTTTTACCTTAATGGGTTCCTCTACCACATATACTTGGGGGATATCCATAGGGGTTAATTCTATTCCGAAAAGTAGTTTGAATAAGATACCATGAACTGATATTCAGCCCAATCAGTTGCACAACCGTATAAATCCACCGCCCATTCTGGACCATTGTAGTAAGAGTCAAGTGACGGACCGTTTTCAGGATCTCCATTGTCTTCAAAGGTTAAATGTTTCTCAATAAAATCGGTTAATCTTTTACTTACTTGGTCTTGATAGATTGCCATTTTATTCTCCTGCCGGGATTTCGCCGGACTCGGTTGGGGTTAGAATTTTGAATCCAGCCAGCTCATTATTTTTTCATCTTCCAGTCTTGTTTTCGTATGCAGCTTGTAAAGTTTGTTTAATTTCTTTTTCAGGACAGCAATATCCTTTATACAATCATTTCAATATTGCTTATTTGCAAATCGACTGTTTGCAACATATGATTCCCACTGTTTAATGGTTTGTTCGATTTTTCTATCGACATTATTGGATCTCCCTTTTTGTGGTTCGGAGAAGAACCTATTCCTTCTTCCATATAAGTGCTATACAGCAAGTTAATACTTTTGTAAATAAAAAATCCTCCTGATCAATAAAATAATCAGGAGGATTCCCCTACTATAAAATAAACTCAGATCATTTCACTTAAAAGGGGACATCCCCGTTTTCTTCCATTCCGGGAGGTGGTCCTTTTTCAGAGTTATCCGGAGTGGTCGAAGTATCGACAGTGGATTCATAATCAGCCTTGGCTGTTCCACTTGTAACCAAGTCTCGGGCCGCCATGGCTATATCAAGTTCTTTCTTGTTGACCCAGCGGGCAAATTCAATGCTGGTGGTGGTCTTGTCCCCGAGTTGATACCAGGTGCCGTCATCATTGGAGTTCCGAGTGGACTCGATAGTCCAAACACTGGCAAACATGGGGGCTTGTTTATCGCTGCCGGGGATACGAAGGGCTCCCATCCGAGACATCCATTTTCTGCTATGCCGTATTCCCGTTGATACCAAGGACAAGATGATGGGACCGAGTTCAAGATGATCCCCCAACAGAACATAGTGATTTCTCGTGTCCTGAATGATATTCCCATTGTCGAGATAGGAAATATTCTTATCGTCGATCGTGGCAATTCTTTCCAAAATAGCTGGATTATTACCATGGGACCGAACAAACCCTTTCCGGTTAGGCAGCCATTCCACGAAATCCCGGCCATAATGCAGGGGGATGATATCGAGGACTCTCCCTAAAAGGGTATTACTGACCGTATTCAAAAACAATCCGGCTTTCGCCCCTTCAATATAGGCGGGACCGCCTTCTTCAATTTGGGGAGATGTTGGTTGCAGGATCCGAAGGAACGGGACCGCATAAGAGTCTTTGTCTGCATTTTCAAAACCCTGACCTGATAACAATTCCAGGTCCGCCATCGGGATAGGAAGGGCAGCCTCTTCCTTTTTTGTTACTGCTTTTTTTTCAGCCATGAGTAATATGCTCCTTAAGAAATTTTTGAAAATTGATACTCGTAGATACTCACAAGATTTTCCGGGACTTTTACCCCCTTTTCCCTTAACCCTTTAATATACTTCTTCAGGGTTTGGGCATGGATTCCTTCTTTCGTTTCATAGACACATTCTGTTTGATCGAGTGTATCAATCACCTCCTTTCTTTCTTCGCTTGTTACTGATACAATGATTACTTCCTTGATCAAGTCCCCCGCCTCATTTTCACGGAGATACTTGAAAAAGTTGGTCTCATCCTTGATGGATACCGAGATATCCCCCTTGATCTTGATCGTGGTTCCAGTGGTCGTCTTGATAGAATCCAACCCAAACTCTTTCATAACTTCCGGGATTTGTACTTGACGGATATTAAAAAGGTCCTTTTTCCGAAGTTTCAAGGCTTCTTCCAGATCCTCAATGGAGTATTCATTCGTCCGGGAAAAGCTGATTATCTTATTTACATTCCAGTCATTGGCTTTTCTTTCCAGCATAACCTGGGATTCCACTAACCGAGAGATCATCCCTAAGTCGATGGTTTGTTCCTTCTTTACTTTATCCCCGGCCTCTTCAATTTCCTTAAAAATGTCATCCATGAAAATGCTCCTTTATTTTATTATTTTAATGGAAAAATTTTATTTTGTAAACCTTTTATTTATGGTTCATTAAATTTATCAAGGATAACTTCATACTTTGCTCGATAGGAGAAAATCCTATAAATTCTCCATCAAAATGTTTCATCTCATCCCAATCTCCCTCGGAGTCCCGATAGAAAACTCGATGGTCCTGAGTCATCCCCCGATCGGATAACCACTTGATTATGCTCTCAGCGTCATTGGTTACGGATCTACCTCCTAAATTTAAATCGACCAAAGCGATAAAGCACGGATTAAAAGTTAGAATTTGGAAGTTTGATTGGATCATTTTCAATTCTCCCATAAATGGTATTTATTGAGAATGGGGATCAGTTCTAAGGCTTGAGTAATAGCATCGTCAATCGCTATATGGTTATAATTAGCAGTTGCTATCGATTCCCAATCATCTCGGAATAATTTCCGGATTGTCCGGTAGCATCTTTCCTGTCCATGATGCCATAAGGGTTCCCCAATAACTTTCTTGATGGTATGACGGAGTAATACCCCATCAAAATTTGCTCCATTACACCATATTCTTAACTCTTTCTTTCCGTCTTCCCCTATTTTATTCGATAACCATTGATGGAAATGAAGAAGCTCCTCCTTTATGGTCCCCGTTGCTTTTATTAATCCCATCCGAGCCGTGATTGATCTATCCATCCACCACATAATAGTTGATGCCTCTGGAACAAACCCATAACTCATCGAACTCTTAAGAGTCCATACCCCATAATACCCACTAGGATATATTCCATCAGAATCGAATTGAACTGCTCCTAATGATACTATAGGAGCATTCTCCGAGGTCCCCATTGTTTCGATGTCAATCATTATGTTAATCGTCATACCAATTCCTTTATTGAATGATCTTTAAAGAATTCAGCCAAATTCTTTTTTGTGCTATTGGCCTTCATTACGGTATCATCCACCGTCCCTTTTATCCAAATATCTTTATATAGACAAGTATGGGTTTGCCCTCCTCTATGTGATCGGTCTTCCGATTGCCATCGATCCTCAGCCATGAAACTATTAGAATAATAATACTGAAGATAAGCCCTTTGCAGATTTAATCCAGTTCCAGCGACCATGGTATTAGCGACAAAGAAATCCACCTGGCCATTTTTGAAATCTTCAATTATTTGGGCTCGATCCTGTTTTTTCGTTTCTCCATAAAAGGTTACAATCCGTTTACCAGGGTATTCCTGCTTCAGCCTTTTAGCTATTTCTTGTATCTCAATAACAAAACGAGCCCAAATAATTATTGGATCTGGTGTATCAATATCTTCTAAATCATAGATCAATCGATCAATTTTGGGGTTGTTCTCTCCGATTTGCTTATTGGTTTCAGGGAAGAACCCCCCTACAATTTGCTGAAATCTTGTAGTCAAAGCAATTTTATTAGGGACGGTCAGTTCGCTTTCTTGATAAACGGTGAAGAGGTTATCCTTCAATTCCTTGTATATTCTCTTTTGTTCCTCATTCATCTCTGTATAAATGGGGGAATATACCTTTGGGGGAAGATCCATGCAATCTTCTTTTCGTACTTGGAAGGAATGAGAAGAAATCTTTTGGCGGAGTTCATCCAAATTTCTATATTTAAGGAGTGTCGGGTATTCAAATTTACCCCCACTTTCTACTAATTTCCGGACCTTTGAAGGGAGACCCCCAATTTTTAACACCTGGTTACATAGAGAACAAACAGCAAATACAAACCCTTCCATTCTTTTGATATTAATGGTCTCTAAGTATTTTCTACATTCTGGGCAATGGAAATCTTTTACTTTTATATTTTTTCTAAAGGTAAAATTCTTCTTCCATTCAGCATATTTATGGGTAAAAATATGATAATTAGGAATAGGATCCCAAAAAGAATCAGACAAAAACAAATAGGGGGAATATATATCAAATGGGCTCCGGGTGATTTCATTTCCTGTAAGTGTTCTTCTGTAAGGAGCAATTTTAGATAAATTATTGATAATGAATGTTGTTCTTTTTGTACCAGGGGTTTTTATCCGGGTGGACTCATCTATTACTAACATGGACCGGAAAGCCTTCAGGAAATTCTTAGAAAAGGTTTGGGCTCTGATGCTACTTTGGAAGGCCTCGACATTGATGGAAAAGATCTTTAATTTATTCTTGTTACGATCCGACCAAAAATCCTCTAGAGATTTTTTAAATTTGATTGTGTCCTCTCCCGTCCATACCCGGCAAATCCGGGGGATTCGTTCGGGTAAATGTTCAGGGATTTGCTCTAATACCCATTGCTTATGAACATTATTCGGGGCTATGATGAATAAAGCATCGATAGCCCCTTTCTGCTCGAATAGGATTCCAGCATTATCAATGATTACTTTGGTTTTCCCTGTTCCATAGTCCATCAGCAAAGCGAAATAGGTTTTATTCCAAGATACCTCTAATGCTTTTCGCTGATGCACCCAAGGTTCATTCTTGAATATATACACTTGCTCTCTCCAAAGCATCCACCTGCTTTATATCGAGTTCATAGATGTTATGGGATGTCTTATCCAATTGAAAGAGTTTCCCTTCATCGATGACTTTCAATAGGAAAAGGTTCCGATTAATCTGATAAGTCAATCGATGTTTCATAAGGGCCATTTCCCTCATCGTATCGAATCGAGTCCCCATGGGATACCTCCTATTTTCTAACCTTTCGAGTCGGCCATTGGTTGAAGGGTTCCCCAAATTTGGAAACATTTACTATCATATGGGTTTTCCAATGTTCGATGACCTCTCCCTTTTTAACCATCAATATTGAATAACCCCAGACATGACTACCTTCTATTTCGGCCTCATCAACGGGACCAATTTTCTGTCGGAGTTTCTCCATGAAAGCAAGATATTGGAATCCGGTTCTTTCTTTAGCATCCTCGATAAACTGATGAACTTTTTTCGAGGACATGTCTGCAAAGTTAGGTTCCCCCCGTCGAATTGAACTTTTTCGACTCTGGGTAAGTTTGCGAAATAGTTGGTATTGGGTAGCTTTGGTTTGATTCCAGCCCTTAGTTTCTGGATAAGGAGCACATACATTTAAATCATACCCGGCGGCTTTGAGTTGATCCTGTACTCGGGAGACTAAAACTTTGGCTTCTTCCTCTGCTCGTCTTATGGCATCTTCCATTAAGGGGCGAACACATCTTTCTACTGGGTCCATGATAATCTCCTATTTTGTGGTTTGGAGAAGAACCTATTCCTTCTCTTTCATAAGTACTATACTGTATAACAATACTTTTGTAAACCTTTTATTCCATTTTTTCCAAAATATTTGAAGCCTCCTTTTCCACGGCCTCCAGTTTCTTCAAATCCCTGGGGGAAAGGTTCATTGCCACAATATCGGGATCGATCATGGAGTATAGATTGACAACGGCCTCTGCTAATCTTTCGATGAGGTTGGGGTTGCTTTTCCCTTTGCTTTCCGGCCGTACCATTTCAAGGTGATCCGCTAAAATTCGAAGGTCATTTGGGGTTACTCCCCATAAAGGGATAGCTGACCCGAACCCTTCACAACTCCGATTGAAATAGTAACCGTCTTTATCATAGGGTCCGGTTCCATTTCTCCACTTCACCTGGCCGCTGATTGTAATTTCATCCCCGCTCATCATATTAATTATACCCTAAAAATTTATTGATATTTTCTGTTACTAAAAACTCTATCCTTTTTCCTCTATCTCGTGCGTAGATGATTTCTCGCTTTGTTCCCTCCCCTATATAAAAACCTGGATTGATGATCAGGATCCAATCGGCCAGATCTATTTTCCACAGATAGTATTCATCCAACTTTTTCTTCAAAGGGCTATCTTGGTCGATCCCCTCGAGATGGACAAAACACCCTGGTAACAGGACGATATAACCCTGACAAGTTAACAGTCGGTTTTGCTTTTCGAATTCCAACTTAAACCGAGTTGATCCACATAAACAAACGATCTCTGGAGGTTCCCCTTCCCTCCCGGAAATATCCCTCTCAATGGTCCAGGTTCGGTTATACATGGTTCCCTTCCTTCTACTTTGCTAATAAATGATCGATCTCCGCCGCCACTAAAGCACCTGCTTTTTCCAATTCTCGGATTCGGTTCTTCGAAGATGGTTTATACCAAGTGCCCCAACCATCCGGAACCAGGTTTGCATCCCTTAAAAGATAAGCCGCTGCTAATACAATTAGCTGTTCATGGTCATGATGGGAATCATGTCTGCTGTCCCAATGCTCTTCTGTTATTTGCCGGTTTCGTTCCTTTCCGATTCTGGCTGCTCCATCAGTGACTTGTTCTTGGGGATCAATTTCTTTTAACCACTTGAAGAAAGTATCTCCAGTGATATGCCGAAGAATCTGCTGGAAAAGCCCTTTTAATCCCCATTCACTAATGGTAGCCGTTACATGTAATACTGTATCTCCCGATTGTTGAGCAGGGATCATGGAATTAATCCGATTGACAGTGAAAATTATCTCGGCCATTGTTATCTCCTTGGTCTCCCGGTGATTGGTCGTCGCTGGAACATCCGGGCATCAATTTCTTTAATCATCCAGACTTGATTGAATTTCTCCGCCGGCAGTGGATCAGTATCTTGTTTGATCCACTGAACAACACACCCTCTGGTGACTCCATGCAATTTTGCTACCTGTGCCGTGGTTAAATATCCCTCTGACATTTTGATTCTCCTTTGCTTTGATATTTTTACCTCCTTATTGTTAGGGTTTGGAGTTCTCCCATGCACATATACTTTATTTTACTATATAATATTTATTTTGTTTTGTAAACAAAAATTATTTACATAGATATAAATATTATGTATAATAAACCATTATACAGTACGACCTCATTCATCTTAATCAAAAGGAGAACAAAAACAATGATTTATCCCAACTGCAATACAATCAAGACCACCACAATCGAAGATGCCTGGAGAGAATCCATGTGGTTATGCGCCAAAAACGGCTATGACTACATAACTGAAGAAGGTAGTTATACTGGACAAATCCGCCGGCAACTGGATTCCGTCAAGATTGAAATGCGCCTTCCGGGGCTTAGACCATTAGCCCCAATTTGTCCCTACCCCCTTCCTTCCCCTACGGACGAGGAAAAGATCAATAACTATTTCGTTAATTATATAATGGGGAGTGAAAAGAAAGAGAATGAGGTATATACATATGGAGAATTCATCCATATGCAATTATCTTACATCATTGATTTACTTGTCCGGTCCCAAGGGTATACCAACCAGGCCACTATTTGCATTGGTTCCCCTTTGACCACCTTCCTTAAGGATCCTCCTTGTTTACGGGCCATCTCATTTAAAAGAGTGGCCCAAAATCTTAACATGGGGGTTTATTTCCGGTCTTGGGACCTTTACACGGGGCTCCCCGAAAATTTGGGTGGTCTTCAATTGCTGAAGGAATATGTGCTATGTATGTTATCGGAAAAGGGACTTGTCCTTGATGATGGTTCCATCATTGCCTTTTCTGATGGTTTGCACATCTACGAGCAATACTTCCCGCTGGTCAATACCTTATGTGTTGATAAGATTGAGACAAGCGAAAAAACTCTGGAAAACAAGGAAAGGTACCTGTTAATCCATGGCAAATAAAAAACTTTCTCGGGAACAATGGATTGAGATCTATGAGTTGTTCATAGAAACATGGGGGGCAAATCCCAGGGATTTCTCTTTGGATCGCTTGTTATCTTCGGTAAAGAATCGAATAAACCAATTTCCGGCAAGTCCAAAGGATCCTCCCCATATCAAAGATATCACAGAGCAAGGGTGGTAATAATATGGATGTCGAAATAACAGTGGAATTGATCCATCAGACTCATCGGGCGATCCTGATAAATGATGGGGAGGAAGGAAAAAACATCTGGATACCTAAGTCTCAACTTCGAAACGATGAGAATGAGGTTTTGAATTGGGAAGTAGGGGAAATCATCATAATCATTCTGCCTGAATGGCTGGCAATGGAAAAGGAACTGATATGACTGCTATAATTATATGGTTGATTGGGTTTCTCTTCACTATGGGGTTAGTAGTAGATAAGTTGACCCTTAAGAAGTTCTTCCTAACCTTTTTTATTTGGCCCTTTGTGTTAGGGGTTTATTTCTCAGAGGATGAGGATGAAGAATGAAAGAGCGATTGGATGTCCATATCTACAAAGGAAAACTGATTCGGGCTAATGCTTTATTCAGTGAAGACTTAACCCGACGATATGAATTAATTCGGTTATGGGGGATTGGAGATCCTGTTTGTGGATTCATAGGCCTGAATCCTTCCATAGCCGATGAAAAAGTAGAAGATCCCACTATTCGGCGGTGCATGGGTTTTGCAAAAGATTGGGGATATACAGGGATAGTTATGCTTAATGCTTACCCCTTGATATCGACAATTCCCCAGAAAGATATGAAGAACGATATCTTTAATGATTTAGTTTTCCTAAAATGGAGGGATAAACTACCGATGATGGTTGGATGTTGGGGGACTCAAATCGATGATTTTCGGGAAAAAGAAATAAAGGGTATATTCCCGAACCTTCATGTCTTAAAACTGACAAAGAATGGTCATCCTTCCCATCCTCTTTACCTTCCAAAATCACTGAAACCTGTAGCCTGGAGCACATTATGAGTAAAATCCGGTTAATAAAAGATGGTCGTTTGGCCGAACCATCTAAATTTAACATCCATTCAGTAAATGAGATTATAGTATGCTGGCCAGATGAGCAAGATATGGATTTCATGGATAATTATGAAGTCTTTATTGAATCCGAACAAAGATGGATGACCTTCCATGAAGCATTCCGAGACCACCATTTAATTGTGGATAACTATAATACCCATTTCTTCGAACCAACTTGTCAGGAAGACAAATTGCGAGGTTATACACTATAATGGACCGAGGGATAATTGTCGGGGATTGTTTCCGGCATAAAACGGAGCCCTGTATACCATTCCGAGTGATTACAGGAGTAGATCTTGGCATCTTGGGAGATCATTTTTGGATGACCTTGCTGTTTACAGGTCAATACATGATCTTCCAAGATCAATTTATAAAAGAATCATGTGATTTGATAAAAATAGAGGAATAATATAATGGACATTGTAGAAAAGCAATGGGGGGAAATCCTCCATGATGCTAAGGAGTTGGGTAGTGCCACGACCACTCTATTCTATATCCACCTGGTTATTCATTGCCCTCCGGGTACATGGGTTACTATAAACTCCAGCGAGATTGGTCGATTACTAAACATAACAAACCCTTACAACCATCTGAAACGAATAATTGATGCTGGTTTAGGGGAAAGAATAAATAATGGTCATCATGGAACAAAATTTCGGTTATTGAAAAACTACGCCCCTTTTTAGGAACAAGCCATGGCAAACCTGCTAAATTTAGCGTTGTCCGCGCTAGATCGAGGATGGTCTATTGTTCCGATCAAATGCGTTTACGACGAAGTAAAGAAAAAGGTTAAGAAGCCAGCAACGGTTAAGTGGCTTCCATATAGGGATGAAAAAGTAAAAAAGAGTTACCTTCTGAATCAATGGAGGGATAAACTCGTCAATGAACCAGGGTTAGGTTATGCTGTCATCTGTGGGGAGATCTCTAATCTATTTGTAGTTGATGTCGATACCGAAGAAGCGAGAAAAGTAGCAGAAAGGTTGATGGGGGATTGTGAAACCTATACCGTTGCTACTCCTGGGGGTGGTTATCACTATTATTTCCAGCATACAGATGGATTCGCCAACCGAGCATCCATTGGGGTCAAAGGGTTAGATTATAGAACGTACGGGGGTTATGTCGTAGGCCATGGGAGTACTTATCCTGATGGCCGCCCGTATAGAATAGTTAAGGACCTGGAAATAAAAAGGATCCCTGATCAATTAAGAGATTTTTTGTTTGAAAACAGCAAAGACCCCCAAACACGAAAAGAAGATGGGACTTTTGGGGAGAAACCCAAAGAAAATAGGGATTGGTATACCGATATATTAAGGGATGGTTTCCAAGAGGGCCAACGAATAGACCAATTAAAAAGGGTAATTGGTCTAATGGTGGGGGAAGGAAAGACCCATGAGCATATCAGGATTATGGTTGACATGATCAACCAGAAATCCAAGGATCCTTTACCCCAGAAAGAACTTGAAGATCAATCCCGGATGATGATTAAGAATTTCCGGGGGAGAGAAGAAGCCATACAGGGAGAGGTTGAAGACCGTTTCTATAAATTCAATGAGGAATATGCCCAAATAACAATCGGAGGAAAGCCCATGATCCTTCGATTCAAAAAAGACCCCATCAATGGGGAAGAGGACTTCGATTTGATTCAACCCCTGGCCATGCGAACAGAAACACGCCACATTGTGGAATGGGTGGGAAAAAACCGATTCTTTTTGAGTCAACTCTGGGAAGAATCCCCCCTCCGACGCCGATATCAAGAAGTTATCTTTGATCCATCTCTCCCTCCGCAGACAGGATTTGAACATGGAGAAAATGGTCCATATAATATGTGGAGGGGTTTTACTGTTAACCCGAAGGAAGGAGATTGGAGTCTATTTCGGAACCATTTAACTAAAGTATTAGCTCCTGGGTATGGGGATTACATTCTTAAATGGCTGGCTCGAATGTTCCAGGATCCGGGGGGAAGAAAACCGGGTAAAGTTCTGGTGTTCCGGGGGAAACCCGGTACAGGAAAGTCTTTCGCTCGAAGGGTTATTGGGTATTTATTCGGGAGGCATTACTATAAAACCGACGATATTCAACATCTTATAGGACGGTTCAATAATGCTGTTTCCAATGTTATCTTCTTGGCCCTCGAAGAAGCAATGTGGGCTGGTGATCGAAGTCAAGTGGGGAAATTAAAGGACCGAATAACCTCTCATACTTTATCGATCGAAAAGAAAGGGATTGAAATTATAACCATTGCTAACCACTTAAATATATGGATGAATTCGAATGAGAAATGGTTAT